ATGCGCCTCTATCTCTCCTCTTCCCGCTTCTACGCCGTCGCCGTGCAGCGCGACCTGTTCGGCGAGCCCGTCATTGTCCGTTGCTGGGGCGGGCGCGGCTCACGCCTCGGCGGCATGACAACCGAACCGTTTAGCTGGCCCCGCCTCCACCAGATCCACAAGGAGCGACGGCGGCACGGCTACTCGCTGGCCTGATCACCCCATCAAACACAACTCCCGCTCAGCCTCGCGCCGTGCCATCAGCCCCGGCAGCTTCTGCCCGCCGGCGTACACCCAGCGCAGCAGCGCGTCGAGGACGCCAACAGGGCGGCCGGCACTGCGACTAGAAGTTCACGATCATTCGCCAGCCCGATACCACGCCTGCCACCCGATCACCTGGTCACGCCACCGGTAGCACTGGGCGTAGTTGCCGGCGACGGTGGCGAGCGCTTCACCGGCTGTAACCGGCCCGGCGTCTCCATCAGAAACGGGCTCGGCGTCGGCATCACCGGGGATGACTGCGGCGAGGTCGTGCCCGCGCACCCAGTCAGCATCCAGCCACAGCACAGCGCCGCCAGCAGCGGCGCGCGCGTTCTCCCTCTCCACATAGCGAACGATCTCCTTCGTCACGGTTTTCGTGTGCGTCTCGCGCGCGGCCGCGCGGGCGTGCTCGTCTTCGGCCAGACGTTGGCCAAGCGCTGCGGCGCGCCGCTCGAGCTGCAGCGCCTCGGCAACCGCCTCGTTTATCGCCTCGAGCCGGCCGATTTCTTGCTCGCGCCGGGCGTGCATCCCGCCCAATAGATAGGCGCCGACAAGCGCGGCAAGCAGGCAGGCCAGACCGATCAGCAGGCCCATTCCGCCGCCCGCTCGCGCTGCGGCGAGTCGCCCTGCAAAATAAGCTAACATTTTTGTTAGTTACCCCTTGATGAAACTAACAGATGTGTTACTATTACCCCATGACGAACAGCAAGGGGGACGGATGAAAAACAGTGAGTTCATCAGGTGGCTTCAACAGCAGGGCGTGACCTTCAAGCCCGGTAAAGGCAGCCACCTGATAGCGACTCTCAACGGCAAGTCGATCGGAGTTCCGAACCACAAAGGCAAGGAAATCCCGACCGGAACAGCCGAAGGGATCAAGCGAAAACTAGGACTCAAGTAAGACAAGGAGGGGCGAAAGCCCCTCCTCTATCCGACCCCGAACGATGGTGATGACATGTTGATTTATCCCGTGACACTGACCGACGAAGACAACGGCGTCAGCGTGAGCTTTCCCGACGTTCCCGAAGCGCTGACCTTCGGCGAAACCCGCGACGAGGCCTTGCGCGAAGCCGTCGACGCCCTGCTGACCGCCCTGATCATTTACCAGGACGAACGCCGGGCCTTTCCGCTTCCCGGTGCGCTCGACAGCGGCAACGCGGCTATCGCCTTGCCGCTGATGGGCTCCCTGAAGCTGTTACTGCACAACGCGATGGTGGAAAAAGGCTGGCGCAAAGCGGATCTCGCACGCGCAACGGGCTGGGCGGGTTCGCAGATCGAGCGCGCGCTTGATCCTCGCTACGCCTCCAAGCTCGACGCGCTCGAGACGGCGCTCGCCGCCTTGGGCAAGCGCGTTTCGGTGCAGTTGGTCGACCGCTGACAGATCAGCTCATAAGACACAGCTCGCGCTCGGCCGCGCGGCGCGTCTTCAGGCCGGGCAAATCTTGCCCGCCGGCGTAGACCCAGCGCGGCAACTCGTTGCAGGCGCCCACCGCGTCGCCGGCGTTCAGCTTGCGCAGCAGCGTAGAACGCTCGAAGCTGCCGGGGCCGACGTTGTAGACGAACGAGGCGAGCGCGGCGCGGCGCGTGTCGGGCATCGGCACGCGCACGCTGCGGTTGACCGTCGCCAGCGCCGCGCCGAGCTCGCCCTTGAGCAGCCGGTCGCACTCGGCCGGCGTCCTGGTTTGGCCGATCCGCACGCCGGCAGTCGAGCCGTAGCAGATCGTCGGGATGCCGACCGGGTCGAGGTAGGCCTTTGTCCTCTGCCCCTCGAAGTGCCCCGTCACGGCGACCGCGATCGCCAGCGCACCGCCACCGAACGCGACGGCAAGCTTGGTTTTCAGGTTCGGCGGCATTCACTCTCCCCTTTCAGTGCGACGCGCTCGCGGCGCCAGTTCAGGAACAGCCGCCAATAGCGCGGCATCAACAGCCCCACCTGCAGCGCGACATACAGCAGCGTCAGGGCCGAGACCCAATCGGCCAAGCTGTAGCCGGCCAACGACGCGGCGCTCACCGCCACCGGCGGCGCCGCGCGCGCGGCTTCGCTGGCTGCCATCAGCGGCGCGGCCTTCGCGGCTTCGTGCGCTTTGTTCATTCATTCCCCCCCGGATGCAAAAAGCCCGCGGTTAAGCGGGCATCAAAAACCCCGCCATCAGGCGGGGCAGGTACAGCCGTTGCAGCGATCTAGGCCGACCGCAGTAGAAGCGAGACGCTCAGAACTGCAGCGCGCCCTTCTGTCGCAGCTTGATCGTGACCGCGCGCGTGAACGTCTGGAGGGTGTTCTCCCCCTCCGTCGCCGGAACGGCGTATACCCCGGCCGCCTCCTCCTTGCTCAGGTAGTGCGACTGCTGCGCCAGCGACGACAGCGTGCCGTCCTTGAGCACGCCGATCGTCACGGTGGCGCTGATCGAGCCGTCGGAATTGGCGGTAATCGGCGAAATGGCGAAGTGCAGCGGGGTTTCGATTTGAGTGATCGGGATCATGTTGGGTCTCCAATAAAAACGAGCCCGCGCGCGGCGGGCAAAAAAGAAGGGCCGGAATCTCCGGCCCCGTTACAGGTCAGTGCGAATCCACAGCCACGCGCCCGGCGGCCTGGCCTTGGTGTCCGGGGTTAACAGCAGGTCGAGGTGATAGCCGTTGTACCCGCCGGTTACGGTCAGCGCGGGGCGGGCCTCGGTGCGACCCGCACCGTGCATGATCACCAGTTGCGGACTCGCGCCGACGTGCCAGCGCTCGCCGGCCTTCCAGCGCGGACCGACGGCGAGCACGCCCGCCGCCTCGCCGGCGACACGGTGCTGCACGTAGGCCACGCCCCATTCGGGGCCGCCTTCCGGCCGGATGTTGAGCGCGACCCCGCCACCGGGGTCGGCGACGCGCTCGCCGGCCTGCCAGCGCGTCGCGGTCGCGATCAGGCTGGGAGTGATGTCGGCCGCGTGTGCGGTGCCGACCAGGAGCAGCGGCAATAGCAGTGCCAGACGCTTCATATAAGAGAGTCTCCTTGGTGATGCTCAGGTTGTAAGAGGGGGAAATCAGACCCGGACGAGCTTCCAGGCGACGGCTGTGATTAGGATCGAGCCGCCCGAGGTGCCGGCGCCGTTCCAGGTGAACTTGACGTACATCCGGTTATCGATCGGGCTGTTTGCGGCACCGGACAGCAGGCCGTCGCCGATCACCACGTCGACCGCCGCATAGCCGTTGGCGCCGCCGCTCTGCGACTGGCCGCCGGCGATGGTGGCCGAGGCCTGGTACATGTCCGACGACGCGGTCGACCATCCCACCGGAAGATCGACGCCGGTGTCGATGTAGACGGTCCAGGCGCCGCTGCCGCCGAGCCAGCCGGAGTTGACGCTGGCAGTGCCGCTCGCCTTCACGTCCGGCGCCGACACGATGGTCCGGGCGAACACGCCGGAGCCGTCGGCCTTGATGTCGATCGCCGCGCCGACCTTGATGAACGACGCCGTGCCGGCCGCGTTGAAGTCGACGACGTTGGTGCCGCTCGCGTTCTGCGCCTTGCCGGCGGTCACGGTGCCGAGGTTGGCCGAGATCGCCGACAGCGAGCCGACCGCCATGTCGCTGGCGGCGACCTGCGACTTCGTCGCCAGCGCGCCCAGCCCGGACACCTGCGCCGTGCTGACCCCGTTGGCCGTGGCGAGCGAGCCGAGGCCGGTGATCCGGCCGACGTCAAGGTTCTGGCCGGCGCCGAAGATCACGTTGCCGGACGAGTCCTTGATCGTCAGGCCGCGCGAGTCGATGTGGTTGGCGGTGACGGCATCGGCAACCAGGATGTTGGTGCGCATCTGGTTGACGAAGCCCTGGTCCGCGGTCAGCTGTCCGACGATGGCCGAGTTGGCGATCAGGTCGTAGGTGTCGACGTGCCGAGCTTTTATTTCGTTAGAGGCGATCTTGTTCGACGTGACAGAACCGTCGACCAGCAGGTTGCCGCTGTTACGGCGCTTCACGACGACGTTCCAGCAGTGCCACACTTCCGGGTGTCCGCCCGGACCGTTCACACGAAGCCACACCTTTGCAAAATTCGCCCCGGCAGGAATGGTGACCACGCCGGACACGGAGCGATTACCACTTCCACTTGCCGCTGCCGTTGCCCCATAGCTCCAATCGGTTTCCCCCGCGCCATCAGAGGAGAAGGCCAGCCCTAAATCACAGCTATAAGGACTGCTTAGACCGCCTGCCGGCGTGCAATCCATCGACACGAAAAACTCATCGCCGGGCTTAACTGCAAAGAATTTTCCGTAATAGTGGTCGCGCCCGGACACATTGAGGACAGGGCCGTTCGCTGCCCAACCGTGGGGGCCTGCAGAGGCTGTTATGTTTCCACCCGCGCCAATCCAGCCATCAACTCGCCCCCCCTCGCCGGACGGGTTGCCGACCAGGTTGGTAAAGTCCCCGACCAGCATTTGCGAGGCGGTGACCACGAAAGCCGATGTGGTCCCGTCGTTGAACGCCTGCAAGCCTGAGATCCTACGGTTGCCCTGCGCGTCGGCCGCCTCGAGCACCACCCCCCACTTGGCCGCAACCTTGCCGTCCAGCGTCGCCTGCGCCTGCTGCAGGTTGGTGACGTTGGCCTCGGCGCTGCCGACGCGCGCGGTCAGCGTGGTCACGTCAGAGACGTTTGCTTTGCCAGGCAAGGCCGCCTCGACACTCGATACGCGGCTGAGTGTCGCCTCTACTGTGGCAATCGTCTCCGGCAGGCTCTCGACGCTGTCCTTGGACACCGGCGCGCCGGGACGGTAGGTCTTGCCCAGCCACGGCGCGAGCGGCTGCGCTTCACCGGCCAGAGGCTGCCAGCTACGGGCGTTCGGCGTGCCGGCCATTTCCACGTAGACACCCTGCGCGTTCGGCAGGGCAATATTGATGTCGGCCACGCGCCCGACCGACGTGATCTGGTGGGTCATCCCGCCGCGTAGCCACAGCAGGACGCCCCATTCCAGTAGCCCCGCTTCGATTCGCCCCAGCCCCCAGGAGTAATTACCGCCGCCGGCCAGTTGAGTTACCTCGAAAATAGCTGGTGCAGCGTTACCCCAATTGGATGCCCGTACGGAGAGCTGGGCGGTGTAGCTGCCCATCCATGTTCCATCCGCATGAACGTCCGGTCGGTCTACCTTCAAATCTAAGGTTTCGCTGCCGTTTCCGAACCACACCCGCACCGGGTAGAACGTGCCTTTGTCGCCCTGCACGAACACTTCCTTGCGGCTGCCATCCACCTTAGCCGACAGCGCCTGCACGCTGCTGGCGCTGGCCTTGTTGCCGAGCTCGGCTAAAGCCTGGTCGGCCTTGATGTTCGCGGCGCTGATACTGTTGGCGACGTCGCCGCCGGCGTTAATACGAGCGGAGACCTGATTGATCGCGGTCGCGTTGGCCGCGTCGGCGTTGGCGCGTGCGGTTTCCTCAGTGCTGATCCGCGCGGTGTTGCCGGCCGTGTCGGCTTCGGTCTTCTCGAGGCGCTGGGCGAACGCGTTGTACTGCGTCAACACGTCGCCTTCCTCGACCTGCAGGTCATCGAACTCGAGCCAGCCGTTGCGGGCCGGGCCGGACAGATCCGACGATATAAAGAGCTTGCCGGGGTCGAGCTCGACCGATCCGCCCCAGGCGATGCGCCAGGCGTAGCGCTGCCATTGCCCCGACAGCGGCGGATTCAGCAGCGTCGTCGTGACAGCCGGCGACACGTTCCAGTTCAGCCCCAACCCGCGCCCGAGCTGCCCGCCGCCGGCGCGCACCCAGACGCTGAGCACGTAGGTCGTATTGGCGCGCCACCCGTCAGCCAGCACCGGCCCCGTCAGCCCCTGCTGCGAGTTGTTCGGCGCGCCGCTGAATTCGAAGCGCAGTGCCTGCCCGCCGCTACGGCCGGCGACCAGGCTGGTCGTGACCGCCATGCCGGCGTTGTTGTACGGGTAGTACGGCGCGCCGCTACTCAGTTCGAACGACGGGTTCTGCGCCAGGTTGCCGGACCCGAAGCGGCCGGCGAACTGGTCGGCGGTGATCTGGCCGAGCAGCTTGCCCGCCTGGAGGCTCGCGAGCTGCCAGTCCTGCAGCGTGCCGACCACCTTGGCGGCGTCGACCGCCTGCAGCATCGCCGACTCGATCTCGCCCGGCTGAATGCCACCGGCGACCGAGACCGGTACGACGGAGACCGCGCCGGTCGGCTGCAGCCCGTCCTTGCCGAAGACGTCGTACCAGGCGGCGCGCAGGTAATAGGTCGTGTCCGCCTCGAGCGGCACGCCGCCGGCGCCGGTCGTCAGCGTGAGGTTGCGGTCCGGACCGTCGTACACGACCAGCCCATCCGACACGGCGAAGTCGGCCGAGGTCGACAGCCAGACGCGCGCGCCGGCGACGTCGGGATCGGACGGCTCGGGCAGGTTGACGAAGATCGACCGGTAGCCGGCGGCGACCGTGATCGACGCCGGCGCCGCCGGTGCAGCGTTGGTCGCGGTCAGCGTCGACCACGGACCGGTGATGCCCCTGGCCCCGAGCGCAGCCACCTTGACCGTCAGGGCCCGATACGGCCCGCCGTCGGCGAGGTTGTCGGCGAAGGTGTAGTTGGCGTGCGTGTCGGTCACGGTCATGACGCGACGGCGCACCGCCCCGGTCCAGATCTCGACCGCGTAGGCGCGCGCCTCGCCGACCGGGTTCCACTGCCAGGCGAGATCGCGGCCGTTGAACGCGCCGCCGACCACAACCAGGCCGGTCACCGCAGGGAGGCCGCCGGCCAACACCGAATGCGATGCGCGCAGCGACGTGCCGGCCGAGATGCCTGGCCCGCCCAGCGGCGTCACCCGTGCGACGAGCTCGTCGCCGCGCTTGGCGCGCACGGTCAGGCTGTCGCCGTCGACGCGCTGTTCGAGGCGGACCTGTCCGTTGATCTCGATCGCCACCCGCACCGGCCCGCCCAGGCTCAGACGCCAACGCGCGGTCACATCGGCCTCGTCGGTCAGGCCGTCGGCGTGCGCCTCGGCGAACGACACCGCCTGAACGTCGGCGACGCGCGGCGACACCACGCGCGGCGGGACGCTGGCGACCGGCCGCGACTCGCTCGCGTAGTAGTCCGGGTTGTCGTCGATGGCGCTGAACTTCACGCCGTCGCCGGACGGCTCGGCGCCGACGATCTTGACGCGCAGGCCCGGCGTGGCGAGCGGGTCGTACATCCACAGCCAGTCGCAGGCCGGATAGCCGTCGTCGTCCGCCGGCACCGGGAACGGCTCGCCGTCGACCAGCTCGGGCACCGGGTCGACCAGCTCGAGCACGGCCGCGTCGCCCGTGCCGCCAGCCACGCGCAGCGAGGCCAGCCGGCCGTCCGGCGCGCGCAGCGTCAGATAACCCTGGCCCTGCGGCAGCGGCACCGGCCTGTCGAGCGTCAGCGTGTGGCGGTCGCCGCCCAGCAGCCGGCCGGACTGCCCCCACTGCGTCAGGTCGTGGCTCAGCAGCACCACGTCGCCGCGGTTGGCGACGAAACCCTCGTAGTCGGTTTCCCACGAGACGCGCCGACGGTGATAGAGCTGGCTGGCGGCGATCAGGTTCGCCTCGCGGCCGGCCATGTCGGCGTCGGTGCAGCCGAGAAAGTCGAGCGTGACCGGGTTGCTCGGGCTGGTGACGCCGGGCACGGGCGCGCGCACCTGGTCGGGCTTCCAGGTCGACGCATTGACGAAGTTGACGATCACCTCGTCGGCGGTGTTCTCGCCGACGTAGGCGACCTCGAACGAGCCGGCCTTGATGTTGGCCGGGCCGAATACGGCGACCACCGGCAAAGCGGCCTGGTCCCACACCACGCCGAGCCTGCCGGTCTGCCAGGTCGGCGAGCCGCGGCCGCAACGCGCGATGCGCGCCAAGAGCTCGGCGCACGACAGCTTGCCGTCCACCACCAGCGACACGGTCAGGCGCTGGGCGTCGCAGAACGCGCCGAAGGCCTTGATCGCCTCGAGGTCGAGCTGCGCGTCGGACAGGCCGACGCCGTAGCGCAGGCGGCCGTCGGCGCCGAAGTCGCCGCGCGCGGCCCACAGCAGCCACCAGGCCGGATTGACCGTCGGCTGAACCGTCCAGCCCGTGCCGTTCCACACCGGGCACGCCGCCTCGGCGATCGCGGAGAGCTCGTCGACCACGCCGTTCAGCTGGGCGGTCGCGCGGATCTTGAGCCCGACGCGGCGCTGGCCGGTGTAGTCGGTGTCGCTGGCCTGATAGGCGCGGATCTGCGCCACCGCGACCTGGTTGCTCTCGCGGCTGCCCGCCACGTCGCCGGTCAACTTGCACACGCGGACCTCGTACTGGCCGCGCGCCACCGGCAGCCGCACCACTCGGCGCACCGGCCGGGTACTGCTGCCTGCTAGATACACCTGATTGGTGGTCGCCACGCCGATGCGGCGATCGGGCGCGAGCCCGCGCACATCGTTGCGGTTGTGTGGGTCGATCTCGCTGTAGGGCCGGAAGCGCCAGCTGTAACCGGGGCGCGTCGGTCCGGCCGGCGGCTGGTTCGGGTCGGTGCCGCCGTAGGCCATCTGCGCCCAGGCCGTGTAGTAGTACCTGCCGAGCGACCAATAGCCCGAGGCCAGCACGTCGACCATGTCGCCGCCCGGCAGCCATTCGGCGGCGCCGACCGGTCGGTATTCGACCGCCACCGTCGCGCCGCGACCGTCGATGCCGCCGTTGTCGTTGGCGTAAAACAGCGTCGCCGCCAGCTCGAGCTGGATCTCCTCGGTGTCCGCCGGGGTGGTGCGCGTCGCCCAGCCGTCGGCCGACTTGAGGTCGAAGCCCGGCAGCGTGTCGACGTTGCCGGCGACCATGCCGAGGCGGCCGTCCGCGCCGGACAGCTCGAGCTGCACGTCCTGATACGACGACAGCGGCGTGTCGCCGATCTTGAAGTCGGTCAGCACCAGATCCGGCTGCAGCCCGAAGTGGAACGCCTGGTACAGGTACTGCTCGTCCTGCGCGACGTATTCGGTGTACGGGTTGCTGGCCGCGTCCGGCACGATCTTGTGCCGGCCGATCACCAGCGGCATCGGTTCGAACAGGCGCGCGCGGTTGCGCCCGCCGCCCAGCGCGTAGGTCGGCGACACGTTGCTGTCCGCCCCGCGGCCGAGCGCGCCCTGTTGCGGTTGCGGCGGCGGCAGCAGCGCGTTGATCAGCATCGAGCCGCCCATCATGATCAGCCCAGCCCCGACCCCGGCAGCGGCCGTGCCTGCGAAGCCGAGCGCCTCGCCCAATACTGCCCCGTAGGCGTTGGCGACGAAAATCAGCGCGATCATCGCCACCGTACGAAGGATCTTGCCACCCCCGCCGCCGCCCTCGACCGTCGCGCGCAGCACGATATGGTCGCCGCTCTTCACGCGGTAGGCGCGCCAGCTCGTCGACGGGATCGGCGCGCCGTTGACCAGCACCGCCAGCGGGCCGCTCGCGACCTTGATGCCGTGACGCTTCACGTAGGCGCCCAGCGTCTCGCCGGCGCGGAAGGCGGCATACGCCACCTGGCGGCCGTCGTCGACCAGCGGGTGCGGCACGCTGACCACCCTGGGCAGTCGTTTTTCTATTCTCGCCATCGGTAATACCCTTCAATCGTGTATCCGAGCCGTTCCAGCTCGCGCAGTCGTTGCCTCACCACCATCCCGGCGCCGCGGTCGGCGTGCAGCACCCACCATTCGCCGGCCAGCCAGCAGGCGACGCCGATGTGGTTCAGCCGGCCGCGCGCGATCATCAGCAGCGGCTGGCCGTCGGCCGGCTCGCCGGCGCGCGCCGCCAGCGCCTCCTTGTGCGCGGCGACCTGGGCGCTCATGCCTCGCAAGCCGGCCAACCTTTCACCCGGCAGGGTCACGGCCAGCCCCAGCACCTCGCGCGCGACCGCGCCGGCCAGCGCCGCGCAGTCGAATTCGCCCTCGAGGTAGGGCCGGCCGAGGTAGGCGTCGGACCAATGCAAAAAGCCGCCCTCGGGGCGGCTGGTTTCGTGTCGGGTCATGGCGTCAGAACAGGCCGGGGGCGGTTTCGGGGCGGTACTGCAGGTTGACGGCCGGCCGGTTGAGCGTGTCGACGAAGCCGAGCTCGCCGGACACCACCGACTGGTTGATCACCAGGTTGGAGAGGTCGAGCGTCAGGTCGAACTCGATCACCTCCGGGCTCGAGCGCAGCACCTGGATCATCCGGCACTTGGCGCCCTGGCCGCCGCGGCTGTCGTCGAGCCACTGCGTCAGTTCGCGGCCGACGTTGTCGACCTCGAGCCGCGCGCGCGGCTGGCGCGTGTCCATGTCGTCGGGCAGCGTGCAGCGGAACGGGCAGGCGACGAATTCGTGCCCCTCGAGCGTGATGCCCTGGGTGTCGCTGACCACCCGGACCGGCTCGGCCAGATCCGGATGGGTGATCTCCAGCGCCATCAGCAAGGGCTCGTCGGCGCTGGTGGCGTTGAGGTTCTCGCGTGCGGCACGCGAATAGGAGCGAGGCATGGGGACTCCGGAAACGACGAAGCCCCGCACGAAGCGGGGCCAGGTTGAAGATGGGCGGCCGGTCAGCCGAGGGTTTCGAGCTGGGTCGACGCGAGCCAGGCGCGGCCGGCGCTCGGCTTCCACTGCAGTTTGCCGTCGACGACGCGCGCCGACTTGCTCACGCCGTCGACCGGGTCGGTCCAGCTAAACCAGCCGGCGCCGCCGGCGAGCTCGGCGCGGAACCAGTCGTCGAACAGCCGCTTGTCGGCAGCGTGCTCGACCAGCAGCGTCGCCGCGCGCGTGACGATCGGCGTCGAGTAGCGCGGGCGTTGCTTGGCGAGGCCGCCGTCCATCTCGGTGCGCTGCACGCCGAAGTCCGGCGTCTCGTCGTAGCCGTCGCGCAGGATGCGGGCATACGGGGGAAAGGTTGGCAATGGCATAATTGGTATTCCAACCAAAGGAGTCAAGAGATATGAACGACCAGCAATTCAGCGCCGACTACGCCGTCGGCTTGGCACTTGGTCTATCCAAGGCTGTACGGATGATCATTGCCGAAAGCGAGACGCCAAGAGCCCTTAGCGACCGTATCGTTGCCACACTCGAGGCAGAACGAAACTACGGTTTGCAGCATCCATTGCCCGACGACGTCCTGAAAGGACTTGAGGCTGCGGCGCAAATCTTCCGGCTATGATCGCTGATACCGACCATCCAGCGCCCTGCTAACAGGGCCACCGCGCTTAAGATCTTCCAGGATCAGGTTGACCGACCACTGCTTACCGTCCCACTGTGGCTGGCTCGCCTTGGCGCCGACCGGCTGGCTCGACTGATTGATCACGTTGACCTGCACCGCCGGCGCGACCGGCGCGGCGGCTTGGCCTGTCGTTGCCGAAGCACCGGAGAACCGGGACGACGGCAGCGACGGCACGCTGACCAGGCCGCCGTCGGCGTAGCCGCGCCACTGGCCGATAGCGCCCATGCCATCGCGCCGGAACGCCTCCATGAACGCCAGCGCGCCCGGCTGGCGCAGCGCTTCCTGCGGCTGCACGTACTCGCCGGCGTGCACGATGCCGGCCGGCTGGTATTTGTCGCCGGGACCGGTGTAGCCGCCGGTCGAATAGCCCTCCGCCCAGCTCGGCGTGTAGTCGGGGGAGCCCACGTCGACGCCACCGTTCGACAGCCCCGAGCCGGACGACGCGGCGGCGCCGCCGCCGAACATCGACGCGATCGTCGTGCCGAGCATATTCGCCAGCGGCCCGGTGATGCTCTGCCGGATCTGAATGCGGATCATGTCCTCGATCACCGAGTTGGCGAAGTCGGAGAACGACAGCTTGCCGGTGGTGACGAAACGGGTCAGCGCGTCTTCCATCCCGCCCATCGCGCGCGTGAAGGCGTTCCCGACCTGGTCGGCGATCTTGACGGCGCCGTCGCGGTAATTCTCCAGCGCCCGGGAGGCGCCGACAGTCCAGTCGGTTTGGCCCGCGAGCAGGTCGTCGGCCGTCTTGTTGACCAGCACGCGCGCGTCGTCGGCGCCGAGCCGGACCTGCGTCTGCTCGCCCCGCCAGTTCGACACGATGCCGCGGCGCTCGGTCACGGCGCGTTCAGTCGCCTCGATGGCCGGCTTGTTGCCGGTGTTGCGGATCTCGGCCAGCCGCTCCTCTGCAGCGGCCTGATCGGCCAACGCCTCGTTGAGCTTTATTTCCAGCTCGAACAACTCCTGCTTTTCGCGCTTCTCGATCTCCCACAGCGCTTGAGCCCGGGCGCGCCGTTCGTCGCCCATCGCCATGAGTTCGAGCTGCTTGTAGGCATCCTCCCGCTGCAGCTCAAGATCGAACGCGCGCTTCTGGTCGGCGTCGCCGAGCGCCTTGCTGACGCTGACGTGGTCGGCGATGGCGCGGTTCAGCGACTGCTGCGCGGCAAGGTTGGCCGTATCGCGGTCCTCGCGGCTGCCGTAGGGGTTGGGTTTGCGGCCAGATGGCGACTTGGGGTCCTTGTACTGGTTCTGGGTGGCCTTATACGCCGCCTGATACTCCTGCATGGCGGCTTCGGCGTTGTCGCCATGCACGCGCACCATCGCCGCTTTGAGCGCGGCCCGATCGGCGACCATCGAGGCGCCATACTTTTTGGCGAAGCCTGGACCGAAATACTTGGCATTGAGCTCAAGCAACGCGCTTTGTCGTTTCTGGGCGTTGGTTTCCTGAGACTTGATCAGGTTCTGATAGCCGATCGAATCTTCGGTGGCCTGGGCGTCCTCGGTCTTGATCCGCGCGGCCCTCGCAGAGGTCGTGATCTGCTTCGCCAGCTCGTCGCGGGCAGCGATCTGTTGCTGCAGCTGCCGATTCAGCGTCTCGCGCGCCTCGGGCGTGAGCAGTTTGCTGCCCAACGACTTCACGGTACGCTGAACGGCCTCGTCGGCATCCGTGAATTTTTGTTCGTTGGTCGCCCCCGCCCCCAGCCGCTTCAGCGCTTCCGACACTTGGTCGATGGCGATCCCCCATCCACGCCAGATCTTGACGAGGATGCCGATATTTTCCGCATCCTGCGTTGCCATCTGCTGTGAAACGCGACCGGAAACGAGCGCGATGGCCTCCTGCTTGCGCCCCATCTCCTCCAGTTGCTGGATATACGCGTAATCCGCCGCCGAAATGAAGTGCATCGACTTGTTGTGCTCGGCGGCCCATTTGGCTACGCCGTCGCCCATTTTTGCGAAGTCGGCGGCAACCTTTGCTACATCCTCGCCGGAAGCTCGCGCATAGTCCGCCGCAGCATGCGCCACTTCCTTGATGGCGTAGCCGCTGACACTCCCCGTCCTCGCGACGGCATCCAGCGTATCCCTGGCGTCCTGCGTTGCGCCTCGCACGGAACCGATGGACTCCGCAAACGCCTCGAACTCCCCGCGCGTGACACCTATCGCGCCACCGGTCAGCTTGACCGTACTGTTGAACCGCTCGACATTCTGGTGGCCCTGCCAGGCTTGATAGCCGATCACGGCCAACCCGGCAGCGCCGACCGTTAAAGGATTCACCAGTCCGGCGATATAACCGCCCAGCGCCTGGGCAGCCGGACCGACGCCGCCGAACATGTCCTTGAGCTGGCCGCCTTGCTGCAGCAGCACGGTCATCGGGTTCTGTCCGGCCTGCAGGCTGACGACGATGTCGGTGAACTGCGCCGGCACGCCGCGCAACGACTCCTGCATTTGCCCGGCAGACACACCGGCCTTGGCCTGACGGGACGCAACGACATCGAGCTGATCCAGGTAGGGCTGCAGCACGCCCACATCGACGCCGCGCTGACCAGCCAGCACGCGATAGTAATTGGCGCTGCTCTTGCTGCCGGCCTCCATCGCCGCGGATGTCCGCTGGATGCTTCCGATCAGGTTGCGGGTCGCCGCGTCGACCTTGCGCGCCGCCGCGTCTCCGCCATCGCCGATCCGGCCGACACTCTCAGCGGCCTTGCCGGTCTCGCCGGCGACCTTGCCGAGATCCGCCAAGGACCGGCCGGCCTTTTTCGTGGACTGTTCGACCTTGTCGGCCGCCTGGCCGCTGCTCGTGCCTATCTTGTCGATGCCAGCCGAGGCGGTTTGCCCGGTATCCGAGGCCGCCTTGCCGAGCCCCTTCAGCTCCTCCTTGATGTCGGCGATGCCGGCCCTGGCGCCGGCGCCGTCAACACCGACCTCGATCTGGCCGCGCTGGATCAAATCGGACATGGCCGCTCCAAATGAAAAAGCCCCGCATGTGCGGGGCCGGGTAATAAAAGTCCGCCGTGGCGGGCGCGGGGCTAAATTAGCTTTTCATCGGGATGACCCTGTCGTTTTCCGACGGGGCTTTATCGGTGATGTTGAACGAGTTGCACAAGGCCTCATTCGTGCCCCACGCTGCCCCTGTCTTGACCCGCTGATCTGCAACCTTGCAGTCCATCCAGTCGCCCCGTCGGCCGAGCATCCAATCCATCCGGGCCCAGAACACATCGTAGATCGCAGAGCCATTCACGATGTTGCCGGCCATTGGCGCTCCGCTTGCGGTGTAAACACCTGGTGACGTTGTCGGCATCGGCATGACCGCTCCCGCCTGTGAGCTGACGAGCACGGATGCACGCGTCGCGCCCGGGGATTGAGTGGTTTCTACCCGCCACGTATCCGTTCCCATCGCCGCCGCGAGTACCAAATACACGAGCCATGGGCGCGATGCATGCAGGGCATTATCTTGATGGATAATGGTGAAATCATCACCATCTGCCAATCTCAGCACCTTTTCGGCGGCATTCAGCACCTGGTCCGATGTCGCCGCGTACTCTCGCTGCGTAGTTTGCCGCCACTCATCGCGTGATAGTTGCTTTGGGGTGACCGCGCACCCCGTCAGCACCAATGCCACTGTCAACGCCGCAAGTAATCGCACACCGCCCCTCCATCACCATTAAAGATGACGGGAGGGTAACACTCGCTATGCGAAACGGCTAGAGCGTCAGGCGGCGAGCGGGCGAACTACCTTTCGGCGTAAATCTCATCCAGCGCCGCCGCCTCCATCACACCGATGTCGGCTTCGAGCCGATCGTACTGCTCGGCAGTCAGCCCCATCCAGTCCATCTTGCGGTACAGCACGTTGTAGTCGAGCCCGGTCGGCCCGCACATGCCGCCGCGCCATTGCGTCCTGAGCGAGGCGAACAGCTCGAACGCCTGCAGGGTATCCGGCCAGATTTCCGCCGGCTCCGCGGCCACATCGTCGGGCGTCAGGCCGAACGCCGCCAGTTCGGCCGCGTCCGGCGGCGCCGCGTACAGCGCGCGGGCCAGCGAAGTCAGTTTCCCAGGCGGGCGGCAGTCAGCTCCCGGTAATAGGTGTCGAGGATGGCGCGCACCGAGCCGTGATAGTTCTGCGTCAGCGTCTTGATCGACTCGGCGCCGAAGTCGTCGGTCAGCTCCCAGCCGCTGGCGACGTCCAGGATCACGTCGACGTCCTCGCGGCCGACGAGCCCCTTGGAGAACTCGGTCAGGTCTTCGCGGGTGCGGTGCTTGAAGGTGAATTCGACCTCGGCCGGCGCGGCACCGGGCACCGGAATGGCGGCTTTGGCCTTGAAGGTCGGGGCGGCGACGAGGGAGAACGGGGCATTTGCCATGATGTTGTCTTTCCGAATGCAATGGGCCGACCCCGCCGAACGAGCGGGGCCGACGGGGTTTGTCAGGAGGCGTAGCGCACCGGCCGCGACAGCAGCGAGAAGGTTGCCTTGCACGCCATCACGTTGCCCTTGGTCATCGTCGGCGTTTCGTTGAACGACACGTAGCCGTTGTAGAGGAGCACCGAGCCGGACGGCAGCACCATCTTCAGCGCGCGGACCGCCTTGGCGTCCGACGCGGCCTTGAGCGCCTGATAGCCGGGCAGCGTCGGGTCGTCGGCGATGCTGATCGACACGCTCTGCGCGCTCAGCGTGGTCGGGATCTGGCTGTCGTAGTCGTTTTCGAGGAAGGAGTAGGTGGCGAACTGCTGCTCGCCGCCCGAGGTGCTCAGCTCGAGCACCTGGCTGATCTGTGCGAAGCCGGTGATCTCGCGCACCGAGCCCGCGCCGGCGCCGGCCGGAAACAGCTTGGTGTCGATCGTGTCGATGCCGTCCAGGTTGAAGGCGCCCGCTACCTGGCCAGCAACCCGGATGATGCGGCCGTCGATTTTGCTCCAGCCCGAGGTGACCTCGAGCAGCGCGCCGTTGGCGAAGCCGTGCGCCGCGGCGCTGGCAACGCCCGGGTTGGCGTTGCTGATCGCCGTGACGGGCTTCGCTACGCCATAGGCGGTGGCGAGCGAGAGGATGGAGCCGTTGGGAAGAGAGACAGAGATGATGGTTCCTTTCCGGCCGGTCTCGGCCGATAGATCTGATCAAGAAAAAAGGCCCGCACAGGGCGGGCCGTTCGATAAGCACGGAGGCGCTAGGGTCAGGCGTCGAACCAGAACGAGAAGTCCTGCATCGCGCCGCGCCGGTCGGCCGCTTCGTCGTACAGCGCCACCGCGCCGCCCTCGATCTCGCCGAGCAGCGGCACCTGCACCGCGAGATCCTCGATCAGGCGGATGATCGTCATCGCCTCCTGCCGCGAGGTCGACCAGACGTTGATCTGGAAGCGGGCGTGCTTCTTACTGGCCGGCGCCCCCTCGAGAAAGCTCACCGGCCGGCCGCCGACCTGCTGATAGGTCGCGAACGGAAGCGGCGTGCCCGCCGGCGCGAAGTCGGCAAACACACGGCCGCCGACCAGCGGGCCGAACGTGGCGACCAAGGTCGGTTCGATCATGAGTCAGGGTCCTTGAGTTTTTCGGCCAGGCGGCGCTTGGCGGCGGCCAGCGCCGCGCCGATCTTGGCGTCGAAGGCGGGCCGGATGTAGGGCTTGCCCGGCACCCACACCGGCTGGGCGAGCCGCTCGCGGGTCGGCACCCACTTGCCGCCGATCAGCCGGAATTTGTTGACGCGCCAGTGGCCGTATTCGACGTTATGCCAGTGCGGCGCGCGGCGCTTGTTGACGCCGACCGTGTAGATCTGCCGCCCGGGCGTGGACCGCTGCTCGTCGTGCCAGCGGTAGATCGCGCTTTTCAGCTGCCCGGATTCGACCGGCACGCGCTGCCGTATCTCCTCGTACAACACGACGGCCGCGGCGTGGGCCGCCGGGCGCAGCGCGTTCTCGATGCGCGCCGCGAGCTCGTCCAACCCTTGGTCGATGCTGTCGTCCAGCGAGCAGCTGACCGATGCCTGGTCATAAAGTTTGGCTTGGCTTTTGCGCGCCATCACGCCCCCGCGGCCGTCACGGCCAAATCGATGTACTCGCCCTTCGGCCCGGGAAGTACGGCCTTGATGTCGTAGACGACCCCCTTGTGGATGGCCCGCATCGCCGACGATACTGGGCGCGCGCGAATGCGGATGCTGGCCGACACCTGCGGAGCCTCCTGGCCGGCGGTGATGAACTCCTTGCCGTTCAGGAATCTGACGTTGGCCCAGACCGTCGCCAGATCGACCCAGCTTTCGATTTCCTCGCCCCAATCACTACGGATGGCCGTCTTGGCTTGTAGCGTCACGCGCTGGTCGAGGCTACCGGCCCTCATATCACCACCCCGTCAGGAAGGTACGGGGTCAGCAGGCCATCGACGAAGTGGCCCGGCAGATCGTTGACGGCGGCGCCGGCGATGAAGGCCTCGCGGAAGCCGTACAGCGTGCCGACGCGGTACAGCAGCCATTGCTTGATGTCTTCCGGCACCGCGGTGGCGCTGTCGCCGAAGCCGGCGGTGAAGTCGATCACCACCGCGTCCAGCGCCCGGTCAACCTTCGGCCAACGTTCGCGCGGCGCAATCTTCAGCCGGCTCTCGTTGTCCTCGAGGACCGTCTGGTAATCCGTCCACGGCACCGTCTGGCCGTCCTGTTTCAGCGTGATGGCGCTGATGGTGTGCGGGCGGGTGATGGCCGGGTGTAGCCAATCCACCGCCGGGAAGCCGCTCAGCGCCTCCCGATAGGTGGCGTTGAGCAGCGGCCCGCCCAGCTTGCCCTCGCACGCCCGCACGGCGGCGCGCTCCATCTGCTGCAGCAGCGCGTCCTCGAATGTGTCGTCGGGCTCGATACGGCACTGCTGTTTGATGTCATCCAGCGACAGCACCGCCGCGGCGGTGCGGCTGATCACCACGGCGGCCATGGTCAGGTGCCCTGACTGGCGGCGGGCTTGCCGGCGGCCTTTTTCGGCTCACCACTGACTTCGGTGGCGGGCCATTCGGCCACCTCGCCCGCCACCAGCCTGTCGGCCTGCTCGTCGCTGAAGCCGGCGGTTTCGCCGGGATTGTAGTGACGCCACGGCTTGAGGAACGTTACGGCTTTGCTCATTTTGCTTTTCTCCGGTCAAGGCTTAGACGCCCCAGGTGACTTTCTTCAGCAGGGCGACGTTTTCGACGTGGCGCGGCGCGAAGTCGTGACGCAGGATGGCGCGCACCAAGGTCTGGTTCTCCTGGAAGGCGTGGCGGGTGAAGCCGCCGGCGTCCTTGTAGGAGGCCTCGGTGGCGACGGCGAACTCAATGGCGCCGTCCTCGCCGATGTAGCAGTCGCCGAAGTCCACGAAGTAGATTTCCGACTCGTTGGTGCCGACGCCGAGATTGACCGGCACGTTGGTGGTGGCGCGGTACGGGAAACCCATCAGAGTGCCCTGCTCCATCTCCGGGAAGGCCTTGTTGCCGTTGCCGTCGGTGATGGACATCAGGAAGCGCTTGGTGCGCGGCGCGAGGATCCAGCCGCCCTTGCGCAGCAGGCTGTTGGCGCCCTCCAGCGCCAGGATCAGCTTGGACAGGTCGAGTCGGACCTTCTGCACGATCTCGGCGGCCGTGCCGGTGGCTGCAGTGGCGTCGATCTTGTTGCCGGCAACCGCCCAGTTGAGCAGGCCTTTCGGGGCCTTGCCGCCGTTGTCGGCGCCGCGGATGAACTGGGCGTCTTCCTGCGAGGCCAGGCCGCGCGCGGTGTCGCCCTCGATCAGCGCCAGCATGGCCTGGTTCTGGGCGTTGCGCAGGAAGTCGTTGTTGACCGGGATCAGGCCGGCGAAGGTGCGCGCCTTGAGTTCGACCGCGTCGTACTTGGGCGAATCGACGCCGATGCTGTCGGTGTCTTTGTCGCCTACCTGGGTGACGTAGGAGCCGATCACGCCTTCGATGTTGCGGCCGAGGGTCAGGTTGCCGCCCGGCGGCAGCGGTAGCGCCACGGCGCCGAGCTGGCGCACCACGGCGAGCGGGGTCAGCAGCTCGATGATTTCTGCGCCGAGGTTGGTCGGCACCAGCACGTTGCCGCCGCTGGCGGCGCTGTTCGCCAGCACGGCGCCGATGTCCTCGCCGTACTGCTCGGCGGCGAACGGCGCGGCGGCGGCCGGGTGCATGCCCTTGAAGTTGCCGATGGCGGCGACCAGACGGCCGAGCATGTGCGGGCGGTTTTCGACGTCGGCACGGGGCTGGGCTGCTGGCTTGTCGCTGCCAGCCGGCGGCGCGCCCTGCGCCTTCAGCGTTTCCACCTGAGTGGCGGTGGCCGCGGCCATGCGTTCGGCCGCTTCGGCGCGCTCGATCTTGCCGGACAGGTCCGCGAACTCGGCCTTGAGGCCGTCCAGCTCGGTCATCTGCTCAGCCGACAGATCGGTGCCGCCCGCTTCCATTGCGGCCAGGGCGGTGACGCGCTGGCTGATGTCAACGCGGCGAGCGCGCATTTCGTTGATAGTTGCCATGCGATGTGTTCTCCACAAATGAAAATGCCGCCCGGAGGCGGCGGTTGCTTACCGCGGGGCGGCGTTTACAGTTGGGTGGCCATGGACATGGCCAGGGCTTGCGCGACCATGCGGCGACGCGGGGCCGGAGTGGTTTTGCTCCGGCCGGCGGCCACCTCGGCGGCAATACGGTTGATGGCCTGCTGCTGGGGCTCGACCCGGTCAGCCAGTCCGGCCTTCACGGCGTCGGCGCCGTAGTACAGGCCGGCTTCGGTGGCGCGGACGTCCTCGGGCTTGAGGCCGCGATATTCGGTCACCGCGCCGGCGAACAACCCGTAGTAGAAGTCCATGCGCTGATCGACCACCGCCACGGCGTCTTCCGACAACGGAGCTTCCGGGGCAAGGTCGTTCTTGCGCGCGCCACGGTAAAAGGTGGTAACAGCAACGCCGTCATTGGCCAGCTGCTGGCTGAAATCGGCGTGCTTCATGATCACGCCGACCGAGCCCACGCCCGAGGTCTGCGACAGGACGATTTCCGTGCAGGCGCTGGCCAGCAGGTACGCCGCCGAGAATGCGCTGTAGTGCACGATGGCGGTGATCGGCTTGATGTCGCGCGCGGCGCGGATGTCGGCGGCCAGCTCGAAGCAACCGGTGACGGCGCCGCCCGGGCTGTCGAAATCGAACACGATGTGCTGCACGCCGGCATCGGCCACAGCCTCGTTGAGTGCAGTGCGCAGCGCCTCATACGAGGCCTGACGGGCGCACAGTGCAACGTTGGCCGAGCGCGGCACCAGGACGCCATAAACGCCGATCACCGCCACGCCACTGCCGCCGGCGGCGGACGGGACCTGCGCCACTTCGGCGCGCGGCTCAGCCGCAGCGCTCATCGCCGGCAGGCTGACATTGACCTGGTTGAGCTGCACGCCCATGCGGCGACCCGCCCAGGCGACGGCCTCATGCAGCATATCGGGCAACACCAGGTGCGGCTGGTTGAACAGCTGGTGCAGTAGGAAATGCTCTTTCATCGTGGCACCTATGAAAAAGCCCACCGGGTCAGCGGTGGGCCAGAAATGAAAAACCCGGCGCGTGGCCGGGTCAGTTGAGCAGCAGCGAGGGCTGCATGCGATCCGCGATCTGCATGATGCGCTGCGACAGCGTCGGTTTACGCCGCTTGTGGTCGTTGAGCCCGCGACCGCACAGGCTGGCGAATCGCTCCTGGCCGTCCAGTTCGGCCTGGGCCTCGAACCACTCGGCCATTAGCGAGCGGTTCGCCTTGTTCTGCGCCTCGATATTCTCGAGTTGGTCGAGCACCCAGCGGCGGAACGCCATGCCTTTCGCCGTGCGGGCGAACATGCCGAGCAGGTGCGCGCCGCGCAGGCTGAACAGGCGGTTTTCAGTGGTCAGGTTCGGGAACCCCGAAAGTGTGCTCTCGACAACGCACGTCATCGAGGGCGTGAATTCGGCCTGATGCTTCGCGTAGATCCGCGACATCTTGTTCGTCCTCGTGTAGCCCAGCGCCCGAGCGATGTCGGAGGCCTTCAGCCACAGCCGGCCGTCGTGCTCGATCAGTTGCAGCGGCTGGCTTTCAAAGGTCAGTGCATTCATACATACCTCACAAGGCAAGTGGCGCTTTCGCCAACAAAAAAGCCCCACGGCGCAAGCCGTGAGGCTGAAAAGCAAAAACCCGCTCGAAAGCGGGTCGGGCGGGTTAAGCCAGATGAAGAAGGCGCTGCGCGACCGGCTGGTAAACCGCGTCGCAATGCGCGCGCAGTTGGCGGATTTCCGACTTCACGAATCGGAACTCTCCACACAGGCCGGCGACCTTGCTGGCCAGGGTCGACTTGACGTCGCGGAGCGGATTTTCCACCACGCCCAGCGTCTCGCACATGCCCTCGGCCAACGTCAGCACGTTATGCAAGGCGAACGCTTCGCGGTTCGACACGAAGTAACCGCCCTCGACCAACGCCAGTTCCTGCTGCGGCGCGGGGAGCGGCTCGCAATCCAGCGCCAGCCGGTGGGCGTACTCGACGGCCTGGCCGATCTGCTCGGGCGCCAGTTTCTCGATGCTGTCGACGGCGAAGCGCTGGTGAATCAGCGCGTAGGCTTCCGGGTACATCAGCGACTTCTTGCCGACCAGCAGGCTGACGGCGGCGCGCAGCGGGGTGCGCTCGTCGGCGGTGGTCTTCGCCGCGGCGGGCCGGCCGAACAGTTGCGCGGCCATCCAGTTGAAGGCGTTGATGTAAGCCTCCTTGATCCGGGCGGCCTTCTTGCCGGTGAACCCCATCACCAGGAACATGAAACCGTCCTTGGTCATCTCGTAGTGTTTGGATTCGCGCTTGGCACCTTGGCCGATTTCGACCTGATGAACATGGGCCGAAAAGTTGGCCGATGTAAATTCGGCCGAGCAATCAAGGCTTTCTATCTTGGCGATGACGTGCTTGTGCAGCTTGCCAAAAGCCTCGGCCACCTTCAGTGAGCTGGTGCGCAGCTCACTGCCGATCACGCTGATGAGGTCGTGCGGCACCATGTCGATGGATTGGACCGCAACTGCTGCTGTGCTAGTATTCATCTCGAAACCTCTGTGCTAGATGCGTTTCAAACCTGACGCCCCGCCTGCTCCAACAGTCGGGGCGTTTCCATTACTGGTACTGCCTGTCCGTCTGCCGCGCATCCTCCTCCCTCTCCTTTGCCTCCCTCAGAAGGAGGATCAATTCACAGTTCATGCTGCGCAGGTTCTTATCGGCGCGCTCTTTCAGCCATTCCTTTAGCCCCAGCGGAATCCGATACCCGGACGGCGGTATTTTGTTGATGTCCTTCATGTCGGCTCTTTCGCTTTGACTACATGATGTAATGATTACACCGTGTAGCTATTTCGTCAACATGGATTTGCGTACATCATGTAACCATGAGCAAGAAACCCATGGCCACCCGTCCGGCTACATCACACATCGCCCCATTCGGCCTGAGGATGCAGCCGGAGTTGCGCGAGATGCTTGAGGAGAGCGCCGTCGAGAACGGCCGCTCACTCAACGCGGAGATTGTCTCGCGCCTAGAGACCAGCTTCGAGGCTGCCGGCGATCTTCGCAAGGCTTCCGTCGGCGAACTGCTCGACGAGCTGTTCAAGCGGTTTCCCGCTGGACGCCTCAACCTGACGATCGACGAGGCCAGAAAGGACGAGCCATGAATCGGCTCACGCGCCTTGCTCGCAAGTTGCTCGGCCAACCTCACCACCAGCGCACGACATACGCCAGCAGCGCAATCGCGCTGACCAGTGTCGAGAGCCCAATGAAATAGGACAGGACCACCCCGGCCCTGTCGGCTCCTTGCGAGCTCATTTCAATGCCTCGACCAATCTTGCGATGCCGGATACAAATGGCCCGCCGCAAGACATCACGATGACGGCCATAGCCATGTAGACCAGCCGTCTTAGCACGCGACTTCTTTCAATCAGCTCTAGCGCTTTCACAACCCAGTCTCCTAGGTTAAAATTCATTTGGTTTCAGTCCTCTAGCTACGGTAGGGGTTGAAAACAGAAAGCCCCGGATGTTGGTCGCATCCGGGGCTTTCGCCATTTGTTCTGTGCAACCTGTTCATAGGTTGCCGTCACGACCTGTCGTCGTGTTGGCCGAAAAGTGGTCAAAAACGGGGTTTTTCGCCGGTTGGGGTGCTGGCATGCTTCCCGCCCCTAGCTCCAAGAACGCGAAAAGCCACCCCGAAGGGTGGCTTATTCATTCAATCAGTAGTGGTCACGACACTGGATGATTGTGAGCGTATCGTCATCGACTGCATAAACGAGGCGATGTCGCTCGTCGATACGCCTTGACCAGAAACCGGCCAGCTGATGCTTCAGAGGCTCCGGCTTGCCTATTCCTGAAAATGGGTTCCGCTGGATGTCCTTAACCAGTTCGTTGATGCGGCGAAGCATCCGTTTATCGGCTTGCTGCCAGTACAGGTAGTCTTCCCAAGCTTCTTGGTCAAATTTGATATGCATTTTCAGGCGTCAGGGTCGATTAGTTCCTTCGACACGCTCTCACCCCGGCGATACCTCTCTACGGCATCCAACAGACGCTTTGCTCCCTTGGGGTTACGAAGCAAATAGGCTGTTTCTTCCAGCGAGTTGTAATCGTCAAGCGACATGATGACTACCGGCTTTCCGCGCTGAGTGGTGACGACCACAGGACTGTGGTCGTCATTCACTTGGCGCATCACGTCGGCCAGATGCTGGCGGGTGTATGAGTAAGTCAAAGCATCCATAGGGAGACGGCGCCTCCTGCGCCTTGGAGGTGTGTACTACACCCCCTTACAACAACTACGTACACAACATTGTACAAAGTTATTTATATTAATGCTACCCGCACTCCCGGCTTTTTCTTTCCCATCACCCCGCCCCCATCAGCAGCGCCATCAGCGCCCCGCTGCGCGCGTCGTTGTCCTGCAGCGCCCCCTTTCGATCGGCCACCTCGGCCGTCGCCACTGCGATGGCGTGCGGCAGACCTTGCGTATCCTCCCAATGTGACGCTTGATGCCACAGACCGTCTTGCCCGCGTCATACCCTTTGAGCGCCGCCGTGTCCGTGTTCTTGACACTTTGCGCATCAACGATCAACAGCGTCGTGCTGGCGCTGCGCCCCAGTTTCTCGCGGGCCGCGCCAAGCTGATTTTTTAATGCCCGCTCCAGCACGCTGATACCGTCCTGGCCGGGCTCGCTCCACTTGGCGAGGTACGAGTGCACCGTACGCCATGGCGTCAGCGGTTCAGGATCTGCTCGACTTCGGCCAGCGCCTCGGCCTTGGGCTTGTCGCCCGGCGCCGGCATCCAGCCCGCCGGCACCATGTTGAGCGGCTGCAGGTAGGTGTCGCCGCCATCGACTGGCGGCAGGTTCTCCAGCCGACGAATGTCGTTGACCGACAGCCAGCCCCACTGCCGCGCCTTGGCGTAGGCTTCGTAGCGACTCTGGGCGTCGCCACGCAGCAGGCCGGCGACGTTGAATTCGAAGTAGTACTCGCTCCACTCGGACGGCAACAACAGGTCGCGGTTGTAGGCCTGCTCGAAACGTTTGAGCCACGGCATCAGCGTGTACACCACGAACTCGATGCCCTGGTGCTCGATGTTGTTGTTGGTGGCGCGGTCGAGCAGGCCGACCTTGTGCGGCGGCACCTTGTACATCTGCGCCACTTCCAGCGCCGAGGCACCGCGCGCCTCCAGCAGCTGCGCCTCCACGTTGGTCATCGACAGCGGCTTGAAGCTCATGCCGTCTTGCAGCACGGCGACCTTCATGGCGTTTTCGCGGCCGGCGTATTCGGCTTTCCAGGCGGCCTTGACCTGGGCGACACGCTCTGGTGACAGCGCCTTCAGTTCCGCGCCACCGACCACCGCCGGCCGCTCGAGTACGCCGGCCAGGTGCGTCCCGTTGGCAAACACGCTGCTGGCGTGGTCCTGCATGGCCAGGCCAAGGCCGATGGCGTTGCAGTGCAGCTGCACCGGACTGACGCCGGTATAGCCGTTGAGGCTGAACCAGCGCACGTGATGCACCAGCCGCTGCGGCATCGGCTCTTGGCCTTCGAACTGGTAGTAGGGCAAGCCGTCGGCGCCCTTCAGTACGGTCATTCTGTCGGGGTTGAGCGGAATCAGTGCCGTCGGGCGGGCGGCTTCGTCGCGCTCGATGAAGGCGAACGAGTTGCCGCGCAGGCCGTTGGCGATCTGCTGCCCTTCTTGGTACTCGAACGGCGTCTGCCAGCCGTTGGGCTGGAAGCGCAGCAGGCGATAGGCCGGGTGATCGGTTGCCGCGTCGCGCTTGTCGCCATCTCGGCGGTACAGCACCAGCGGCAGCTGGGCAACACTTTCAGCCAGCAAGGAAACACAGGCCTGCAGCGTGGTCAGCGACAGCGCCAACTCCGGCGTGACGTTGACACCGGCAGCGCTCTTGATGCTGCGCCCGAGCAGACTGGCCAGCCAGCCGGCGCCCGGGTCGGACGCCCGAACCGGCCCGCCGCTGAACTGGTTGGAGGTGAACATCAGCTTCCTTTCCGATTGGCGACGGCCCGTGCCGTGAGGTAGGACCAGGCCAGCGCGAAGGCGCCGCCGACGATCCAGCCCGCCGAGGGGTGCAGCAGCGCGGCACCCACCGTCACGGCGGCGGCGCCGGTAATGCCCACAGCCAGGGTGAGTTGGTCGGTTCGGGTCATAGGTACACCTCGTTTTCGTAGGCGGATTGGTAGCCGCGCGTTTCGGGTTCGCACGTCGTCCAGCGCGCCAGGGCGGTAATGGTGGCCACCGGTCCGTCGATCTTGTTTTCGTAACGCTCTTTGCGCGGGTAGATGTTGTCCTTGACGTCGCGATGACAGACGACGTTGGACATCATCCACGCCATGACCGGGCAACCGTCGTGCGTCAGGCCGCCGGACAGCACCTGCGCCTCCAGTTCCTTCATCGGCTCGGACAACGTGGCGACGATCTGCCGCATCTCGACCATCTGCAGCCCTTGCGCGCTCATGCGCGTGGCGAACTGGGTCGCTTGATAGGGGTCGTATGCCACTTCGCGGATGCGGAAGCGGGCAGCAAAATCGAGCAGATCGCGTTCGATGTAGTCGTAATCGGTGATGGCGCCGGGCGTCTGCACCAGCCGGCCGGAGCGCACCCAGCCGCTGTACTGGCTGTTGGGGCTGGTCTCCACCGTGTCTTCTGGCAGGTAGTAGCGACCGAACAGGTAGTAGCGGCCGTCTTTCTTGAACAGCAGCACCATGGCGGCGATGTCGGTCTTGGTGGCAAGATCGAGGCCGGCGATACACTCTTCGCCCTCGAAGTCGTCAAGGGTCAGTCCGTGATTGGCGCAGCGGTCCCAGGCTCGCATGTCCATCCAGGCGGCGTCGGCCGACACCCAGACGTTGAGGTGCTTGGTGAGGAAATTATTGACCGCCGACGGCAACTGCATCGCCTTGGCCTGCAGCGGCAGCAACACATCCGGCTTTACTGACACACCCCAGTTCGGATTCGCTTTGATCAGCGCGTCCTCGGAGGTCCAGTCGTCGCCGTCGTCCATCGTGTAGATGATGCCGAACTGGCTGTCGTCCTCGAACACGCGGTCGAGCAGCTTGGTGACGAAGGTGCGGATTTCGTAGCAGATGCCTGCCCGGTTACTGCCAGCCGTGGTGATGACCCACAGCAGCGACTGGTCGCGCTTGCCGGTACCGGTCTCCACCACGTCATACACGTCGCGGGTTTTGTGGGCGTGTAGTTCGTCGATGCAGCCGAAATGGATGTTCAGACCATCCAGCGTCGAGCCTTCGGCGCTCAGCGCCTGAAACTTCGATCCGCTCGACAGCTGGGTGATGGCATGGGCCAGCACTTCGACGCCGAAGCGCTTGCGAAAACCGGGATTGCCGCGCGCCATGGTCTGGGCGTCGCCAAACACGATGCGGGCCTGATCGCGGGTGGTCGCCAGCGAGTAGACCTCGGCCCCACCTTCCTCGTCAGCAGCCAGCATGTATAGCGCGACGCCGCTCGACAGCGTGGATTTTGCATTGCCGCGTGGCACCTCGATATAGACGCGCCGGAAGCGGCGCTGTCCGTTTGAGCGCAGCCAGCCGAATACCGTCGTCAGGCTGAAAATCTGCCACTGTTCCAGCTCGATGTTCCGGCCAGCCAGCGGCCCTTTGACGTGCGCCATCAGCTCGACAAAGCGGCAGATGCGCGAGGCGGCCTTGTCGTCGAAGCGGTACGGGCCACCATCAGACCAGCGGGCCAGATCGTCCAGCTGGCGCTGACAGGCCTGAATGACCCACTTGCAGGCCGGAATGACGCCTGCCACGACGCTTTCGGCGTACTGACGCGCGATTTCCGGGTAATTCTTGCTCATAGCTCGGCCCACGGGTCTTTCTGCTCTTCCTGCCCACCGGTCATGACGCGCTGCCGACTGGCTGGGTCGAGCCCGAGCAGCGAGCCGAGCATGGTCATCTGCTTTAGCGCCTCGTTAACGACGGTGCAGGCCGGGTTTTTCGACATGCGACCACCATCCTCGAAGATGAGGATGCCAACCGTGTCGATGCTCTGTTGCGCGGCACGGTAGTTGGCGTAGGCGGTGCAGAAGCCTTCCAGGTTGTGCAGGTCAGTGCCACATAGCACGCGCTGCGCGCATAGCGTCGGCGCGACCGATGACCACATGGTCGAGGCGATGGCGCTCAGGTGAGGAGGTGGATCGACGCCAGTGATGGGGGTCAGCGTGTCCTTGACGAGCTTTCGCTTGCCGGGATTGCCGGTGGCGACTTTTACCGCCGCCGGCTTCGGTTTCCGCCCCCTGCCGGGCACTGTTGCCTTGCCAGACATGGGCCAACCTCAAATGTTTAATTACGCGGGCGCACGAAAAAGGGGGAACGGTCGGTCTAAGCCCTGTCATCCGGGCAGAGGATTTCACCCCCCTACCCCTACGCACACCATGGCCGCGCCGGCCGCCCGTCACCACCAGACGACCGAGCCGTCCGTGCATCGGTGCTCGGCAACCTGAACCAGTCTCGTAGACGCCAGCCGAACCGACACGACACGCCGCTGATAGCCATGCTGCCCTGTAGGGACGCAGGCGACGTCCTTGCCACAGGCGGACAGGACCAGCACCAGTACGCTAAGTGCGACGCGCATTGCCGAACCCTCCATCCTCCCTCGCCGTTTTGCGGTCGTGGCATGACTTGCACAACGGTTGCCAGTTGCTGCGATCCCAGAACATATCCCTATCGCCCTTGTGCGGGACGATGTGGTCAACCACGGTTGCAGCTGTCACCGACCCGCACCTATCGCACTCAACGCATAGCGGGTGCTTGCGCAGGAATCCGGCTCTGGCCTTCTGCCACTTGCTGTCATAGCCCCGTTCGGCCGCCGTGCCACGCCCCCTGTCATACTGTTGACGCACCTGCTTGGCCTGCTGAGCGTAGCGCTCTGCATGGGCATCGCAGAATCTCGCCGTCGTCAGCCTTCCGCAGCCTGGCGCGCAGCATGGCTTCATTGGCCGTGGCGGCATGTCTACTCGAATGGGGTGCGCGGATCACCCGTGGGTTCTACGCTTGGCCTTGGCCAGCAACCGCGCGAAAACGAAAAACCCGGCGCGAGGCCGGGTCAGGTGAGCAGCAGCGAGGGCTGCATGCGATCCGCGATCTGCATGATGCGCTGCGACAGCGTCGGCTTGCGCCGCTTGTGGTCGTTGAGCCCGCGACCGCACAGGCTGGCGAAGCGATCTTGGTTGTCCAGCTCTGCCTTTGCCTCGTACCACTCTGCCATCAGCGAGCGGTTCGCCTTGTTCTGCGCCTCGATGCTCTCGAGCTGGTCGAGCACCCAGCGACGAAACGCCATGCCCTTGGCCGTGCGGGCGAACATGCCGAGCAGGTGCGCGCCGCGCAAGCTGAACAGGCGCATTTCGATTGGCGGAGCCCCGTACCCCAAACTGAGGCACCGAATTTCAGCGGTCATGGACGGGGTGAATTCTTCCGCATGACGAGCGTAAATCTGCCCGATCTTGTTCGTTCGCGCATACCCCAATGCCTTGGCAATGTCGGGAGAGCGCAACCATAGCCGGCCTTCGTGCTCGATCAGTTGCAGCGGCTGGTTTTCAAAGGTCAGTTCGTTCATGGTTTCTCACAAAGTAATAGGCCGCTCGGCCAACAAAAAAGCCCCACGGCGTACCGTGAGGCTGGAAATGAAAAAGCCCCGCGAGTGCGGGGCGAGTGGATGCAGCGTTATACCTGCCGCTTGTGGTCGCGGCCTGAGATGGGATCACCTCCTAACGGCTGCCACGAATGCAAAAGCCCCGCGCAGGTGCGCAGGGCTCGGGAAATGGTGCGTGGCGTCTCAGACTCAGCCTCGCGAGAGTCATCCCGAAGGATGGCGCATCCTACCCGACGGTTGTTACCGGGCCGTGACGCAGCAAAAAGCCCGAGGCGGTTAGGCTCTCGGGCTTTGGTATTTTTGTCAGCTACGCGACGCGGGACGCAAGAACGCGTTCTACAGAAATCAGTGTATTAAATTTCACGCTGGAATACAAGAATGGAATGATCTATTCGCATTTCGCACGCTCTTGTGATGCAACAGCGGCAACAGCTGCACCTCCAGCGTTGCCAGCGCCCGGTCTAGCGCCACGTTCAGTAAACCGAACACCTGCTTCTTGCGTCGAGTCATCGTCGCCTCGCTCAGGCCATAGGTCGCCGCCATTTCTTTCTGATCGCGCTCGAGTTGCACCGCCCAGCCCCTCACCAATTCGCGCCTCAGGCCGGTCGGCATCGACGGCAGCGTGTCGGCCGCCTGGTGCACCGCCTTGGTCGCGCCAGTGAAGTACGCCGTCACCACCGCCTGCTCATCGGCAGGCAAGCGCGACACCTTCACCAGGATGTCGCTCGCCGCGTCCTTGAGCTCGCCGGGCGCCATGCCCCCGAATGCCGGCCCAGTGAACTCGTCGTACTTGGCCGATTTCACGGGCACGGCCTCGCTCATCTGGAATGCCCAGCCCACGATGGCCTTGATGGTGTTGAATTGCATGTCGTCCCCCTTGCTATTCCACTGCCTCGATCCGGACGCTCACGCCGGGCTCGATCGCGTATTGCTTCACTACCACCAGCCGCACGACTTGGCTGTCGTCCTTGAACACGATGCCGTTGCAGGCGTCGAGAATGCCCTTGGCCACGTTGTCCGAGTCCGGCTTCACGGTGGGCCACACCTCGCCCATCGCGGCGGCGTTGCGCTTCTTCTGGCTCCACGATGCCGGGATCGGCAGCCCCACGGTCAACGTCGCCTGCAGTGCCCCTTGAAGCGGCTCGCGGCTGCGCATCGCGGCGCGCGCCATCATGGCGACGACCTGCTCGTAGTTGGCAGTCTTGGCCGGGGTGTACGAGCGGACGCCGGCGCCGACCCGGGCGAAGCGTGGACGGGCCTTTCCTACCGGCACACCGGGGACTTCAAACCAGACTGCCACTCGTGATCTCCTCGTATCGCTGCTTCGCCTCGTCCGCGCTACTGCAGCGCGCGTGGCAGTGGTAGTCATTCCAGCCGCGGCATTCCCACAGCTCGTAGTGCTTCACGCCGTCGACGTGCACCAGGGCGACGCTCCAGCCGTCCGGGCCGATCAGGTGGTATTGGCTCTTTCGGGTCCAGGGGGTCATGCCGTAATCACCGCAGCAAACAAGAACCAGCCCCATCCGTCGTGGCCCGTCGCGGCAACTGCGATGGCACCAATCACGCACAGCGCCGCAATCATGCCGCCACCCTCACAATCCTCTTCTCGATCAACCGACGCAGCGTGCGTGTCTGCGCGCGGCGCATGTACCAGTCGCGCTCGCCGGCGGCAAACGGATAGGGCGCCCGACCGTCGATCGCCGCATGGCACGCGTCGCAGCCGTAGGCGGCGCTGATGTCGTCACTCTTGCGCGCCATGCCGTGCGACTCGTCCGGCAGGTGGCACAGCACGGTCGTCTCAGGATCTTGATTGCACACGCCGCGGATCTGGAATGTGCAGTCCTCGGAGCGAGCGCTGGCGCGGATTTGCTTGCTCACGATGGCCTTGGTTTTCTGGATCACGCCGCCTCCCCCGCATAGAAAATCACCCCGTACTCGCTCGCCGCCTCGGCCTCCACCGCCTGCATGTACTCGCTGAATTCACGCACCGTCAGCTCGGAGGTGGACTTGCGGCGACGATGGATCGTGCCATCCGGCAAGGGGAACTCGACCAGCGGGCAGTACTTGTTGGCGAACAGCTCGTGCCAGGCCTCGCGGGAGAACTTGCGACCACCGACCCACACCTGCTCGGCGATAGGGGTGACAACGGCTTTCCAGTAGCGCCGGTTCTGCATGTTGTTACGCTTCTTCTCGTCGTTGGTGACCACCACCAGCAGCGGGTTGTTGCGCTCCATGAAGGCACGGGCGTTGAGCTTGAAGAACTGCCACAGGCTGCGCATGACGCCTTCGTCGCGGATCACAAACTCGCGGTAGATGGTTTCGCTCATTTCCCCGCCCCTTGACCGCAAACGATGCGGAACGCCACGTAGCGCACCCAGTTGATGAAGGCCCCGTCCGGCGTGCGGCCGGGAATGGCGGCATCGCGGCCCGAGCACAGCCAGGTGTCGCCGGTCTTGCGGATGCGTGGCTTGGTCATGCGGCCGCCTCCGCGAAAAGGTCGGCTTGATCGACGGCCAGCCTGTCGCCCCCTCTCGCCAGGCGATAGGTGACGTTCCACTTCCCGCTGAACGGGTTCAGCCGCGCCTCGTCCTTGGCCACCGCGCCAGCCTTTTCCAGCTCATCCAGTCGGCCGCAGGCGCTGGCGATCTCGATGCCGACTTCCTTGGCGATCTCGCGTCGGGTCAGCGGGTGACGAGCCTGCGTCAGGACGGCCAGCACGCGCAGGCGCTGGCTGCTGGCCGATCCGTCGGCGCGGATCTCGAGATAGGCGTTGTCACGGGTGCGACTCATGCGTGCAGTCCTCATAGCGCGTTACTCGCGCCTTTGCGCGGCTGCTTGGATTCTTCGGCAATCGACTTGGCGCGGGCGTATTCGCCCTTGTCGGCCTGGTCGAAGCGGTTGATCTCGCCGCGGAACACGAGCGGTACGGTTTTGCACGGGCCCATACGGTTCTTCAGGACGATGGCCTCGCCCATGCCCTTCATCGGGCTGTCGGGGTGGTAGTAATCGTCGCGGTACATGGCGATCACCACGTCGCTGTCTTTCTCGATGCTCGAGGATTCGGACAGGTCGCTGAGGGTCGGGCGCTTGTTGGCGCGATCGGTGACGCCGCGCGATACCTGCACCAGCTGAATGACGGGCAGCTTCAGTTCGCGGGACAGCTGCTTCAGCCCACGGGTAATGTCGGACACTTCGAGGTGGCGCGCGTCGCGCTTGCGGTCGGACTCCAGCAGGCCGATGTGGTCGACCACGATCAGGCCGAGGTCGCCATGCTTGCGCTGCAACTGGCGGGCGCGCAATGCGATCTGGTTGACCGTGCCGCTGTCGAGGTCGTACACGAGGTGGCTTTGCGCCACCACGCCGACCGCGTACTTGAGGCTGTCATACTCGCTATCGGTCATCCTGCCGGTCTGCATCGACGGCATCGGCACCTTGCCGACGCTGGCGAAGTGGCGAATGGCGATCTGGCTCTCGCCCATCTCGCGCGTCACCACCAGCACGCGGCGATCCTTGGCGACATGCTCGGCGATGTTGCTGGCGATGGTGGTCTTGCCCATCGCGGTGGCGCCGGCGATGGTGATCAGCTCGCCCGCCTTCAGGCCGTAGATCACCTCGTCCAGGTCGTCGAAGCCGGACGGGATGCCCGGCAGCGAGTCGGGATTGCTCATGCGCTCGTCCAGCCACTTCACCCCGATCTCGGCGATCTCGCGAGCGGAGATCAGGCCGCGCTGCGCCCCTTCCATCACCATCGAGTCGAGGCGGGACAGCGCCATGCTCATCGCGTCGGCGTAGCTTTCGTGGCCGTCCATCTCGCCTGCTGCAGCTAGCAGCGCCGCGCGGAATTCCTTGCGCTGCCCCTGGTCGGCAATCGCCTTGATCACCGACGCCAAGCCCATGGACACGCTGTTTTGCACCAGCTCGATCAGGTAGGCGCTGCGCAGCCCGGCGCGATCCGGGTCAAGCGGGTATTCGGTGTCGAGCCAGTCTTGCACCGCAAACAGCGTGTGATCGCCACCGTTGCGCTTCAGGGCCAGCACGCCCTCGAAAATCTGCTGGTGCTCGGCAGAAGAAAACCAGTTCGCCTTCAGGCACTCGGCCGCTTCCGGCATGTCTTTCATCAGCAGCACGCCCAACAGGCACTGCTCGCGGCTGATCACGGTTTCGCTGACGCTCATTTCGCCCCCTCGTTGTCGTAGTTGCCCTCAACAACCTTCAGGAAGTTGGCCGGCTTCATCAGCCAGTCGAACCCAAGGCGAATGCCCGTCTTTCTGCCAGTCAGGAAATCGGAGGCTTCCACCACCTCGAAGAACCGCCCCCACCAGGCGAAGCCAGCCGAGGCGTCCTTCGGGTCGTAGCGCCCCATTTCCTTGCCGGCTTGCAGCCAGCGAGCGCGGAAGTGCTTGATTCGGTCAGCAGACATGCCCTTGATCTGCGGCAAGCTGCAGCAGGTACGGTTGAACAGGTCGGCAATGGATTCGGGCTTGATGCGTGCAGCCTCGGCATTGCGCTTCTTCGCGGCCGGCACACCGTCTGCGTCAGCAGACGAAAGAGGGGTTTGTGTTACTTGGGGTGTTAATACTGGGGTGTTAGGGTGCACCTCCTGCACTACCCCCGGTGCAGCTCCTGCACTACCCCGGTGCACCTCCTGCACTACCCCCGGTGCAGCTCCTGCACTACCTGCGTCGACCGGAAAGGCGATCGAGTAGGCGTTGCTCGCCTGTTCTTTGCCGCTCTTGAACTGCGCTTTCTTGACCAGCCAGCCCGCCTCGCAAGCGGCTTTCACGGCCTCTTGGACGGTTCGCTTTGCCAGGCCGGTACCCTTGGCGATGGTGGCGTAGGACGGGAAGGCGCCCGTGCCGTGCTGGTTCATGTAGGTGCCGATCACGAACAGGGTCAGCTTGACCGTCGGGCCCAGGCTGGATTCGGTCATGGCCGATTGCCAGGAGAAATGGCTCATGATCAGACTCCAATCCGCTTGGCAATGCGTTGCATCGCCTCGCAATACTGTTCCGGCGTTGCCGACGGGTTCCGATTGGCCCAAGCCTGCTTCTCCTGCTCGTACCTCAAATAGAGGTTGCGTGATGTAATCTGCTCGAACATAATTTCCTCATCATCTGTGAGCCCCACCGAGCCGTTGCCGCGGCGTTGACGTGGGGCTTTGTCTTTTCAGGCTACAACCCACCCTCCGGGCCGAAAACGTGAGCTCGCGCACCGCCTCAGACGGCGGGCTGCGCGGTCGCCTCAGCGTCGGCCGACCTCTTGTGGAATTGGTACAACGCCGCAGCGGCCTGAAGCGCCTCAAACGACTCCAGCACCTTCTCCGATTTGCTCGCGCCACTCGCCATGGCGGCGCCGACTTCCGAGAGCTCCTTGTCGGCCTGCACATAGCCAGTCCAGCCGCACAGAACGCCACCGACCGCCGGGACCGGCAGCGGCACGAACCCCTCACGCTCGGCCAACTCGGCGACGCAGCGGTTGTGAACCTGCGAATCGAGCGCGTCCTTCCATGCCTCTTCCAGATCGACCGGAAAACGCACTTCTCCTTTGAGCCAGCGCTGAACCGCCATGCGGTTGCTGCCCGACGCCGCCGTGTACTCGACCTCGGTCATATCGCGCCGGATCTCGGTTAGCGCAGCAATCGTGCGTGCGCCATCCGGCACGCGGGCGTGATAGCACTCGGCCAACCGGTCGGCGAACTTGAACACCGACCAGCCGGCGCAATGCACTACCTGGTAGCAACCCCACTTCAGGAGCACGTCCGAGCGGTTCGAATAAGGCAGGCTCGAGAGCAGCTCGAACCGCGCGGAAAACTGTTCACTTCTCGACATGGTTTCCTTGCCCTTCATGGCATATCGTTGAATCGTGGTTAAGCGGTCGCTACAAGCGGCGGTTGAGAGAGTCCGCTCAATCTCACGTGTAATTCCTGAAACCGCTGCTATAAGCCGCAATCGTGGTCAGCCGTCGGTGCTGCGGCGGCTGCAGGACTTGAGGCACATGGCGCCTGAAGTCATACCTTTGCCGGACTTGGCTTACGACGGCGGAAGCGTCGGCGAAACATCGCTTCCGCTTCGCGCCAAGGAAAGTTCGGGCAAATGTCTTCGCATCGTGTGGCGCCCTTTGTCAGGTTCTCGATCGAGATGGCCGATTCGGGGCTTACGCCTGAAACGCCGCGAAGCCAATCGCTCACGGTGGGCTGCCTGACTCCGACAAGCTTGGCAAAAGCCACTTGCCCGCCATACCGAACGCAGAGGCCAGCGATGATGTCTTTGGTGTCCATGCCGACAATTATAGGTTTTCCTATTGATTATGCAATAGGTAATCCTGTTTGCGGCCATATAGGCGTGCCTATAGCATCTGCAGATATGAAAACGATCGGCGAGCGCGTGGCTTACGTGCGTAAACTGCGAAAATTAAGCCAAGGGAAAGTGGCCAAGGCCGTCGGCATCTCCCAGCCGACGCTGAGCGAACTGGAGAACAACCAGAGCGACGGCACAAAAAAGATCGTCGAACTGGCCCAGGTGTTGCAGGTGAACGTGCGATGGCTTAGCAATGGCGAAGGCCCAATGGAGGCTGATGAGCCCACCCCGCATTCCGGCTCGGCATGGGGCAATGTGACGGACGGCCCGGCGCTGCGTGGTAAAGTGCCTGTCATATCATGGGTACAGGCAGGCAACTGGATGGAAGTGATGGACAACTTCGCGCCGGGCGACGCGGAGAAGTGGATTGATACGACTTATGCCGTGCGCCGGCACACCTTCGCGGTGCGCGTAACCGGCGACAGCATGGAGCCCAAGTTTCCCGAGGGTGCGCTCATCGTCGTCGAACCGGATGAAGACCCGCTGCCGGGCAAGTTCGTGGTCGTGCGCAAGCGCGGCGACAACGAGGCCACCTTCAAACAGCTCGTCCTCGACGGCGGCGTGTACTATCTGAAGCCGCTCAACCCGCGCTACCCGATCATGGAGCTGCCGGCCGACTCGGTCATCGTCGGCGTGGTCAAGCAGATGACCATGGAGGTGTGATCGCCGCGTGGTCCGCGAGGCGATCAGCCGCCGAAGGCTGAAGTAGCACCGCAAGGCCGCCGACCGGCGGCCTTTTTCATCGGCCGCGCGGTGGCGGTGAACGGTGGGGTGTAGCGCACTGGCATCCCAGGCTCGCCTTCCGGCGGGGTTGCTTCAGTCGCACCCTCGGCAAGAAGGTGTGGCATGGTCGGTGAGGTGGGCAGCAAAAAACGACAACAAATGCCGTCAGGATTCGGATGAATCAGCCAACAGAAGAAGACGTCGCCAGCCTGCTTGCTGCGCCGAAAATACTGGTCAGTCACAGCATGCAGTGGCGGAAAAAGCCAAGCAGTCACACCCCGGCGTGGTGGGAATTTATGTCAGCATTGGAGATCGCTGGCGAGACGCCGGCCGATCTGTTTGTCAGGCTGAACTGGTCGGCACCCATACCGGGAGCGGTCCGCCCGCGCCTGTCATGCTCACTGCTATGGCACGGCCATCGGGTGCTTGGCGTGGATATGGATGAAACTCGCCACCTCAATCCGCCGGACATTGACCGGCCCTACGCCGGCAAGCGCCTGACCGGTTCCGAGGTGCACCATCACATCTGGCACGGCACCTATGGCAGCCGGTATGCCGCCCCATTGGAGCTGGTGCCGAATGAACGTGCGGTATTCGCTTACTTTGCCCGGTGCGCTACTATGACCATGAGACACGAGTTTTCGTGGCCTTCCGCTGAAATCCAGCCTGGATTGTTTTGACCGACACCATGACCTCTACCTTTGACATCGAGCCGCGCGCCAATGGCGTGCTGTGGCTCTGGTCCGATCTGCCGCTGGCCGATGATGGCGAGCTCGCCCGCGTCATCGCCCAGCCGATCGCGGACGGGTACTGGCGTCTGACGGATGGTGCGACTGTGCTGTTCCATGCCAGCAACCACGGCGCGAAGATCGACGCCCGCCGCCTGCAGTCCCTGTCCCGCGCCCTGCCGAACGGCATCATGCTCAATGCTGCCGGTGAATTGGTCATCGAGCCGGTCAGCCAAGCTGGCTTGATGTATTACGCCGCCTGTCACCTGAGCGGGCAGCTGGTGCTATCGCACGCCTCCTCCAGCGCTGGGCAATCGACCCGCGACCGATTCGAAAACACACTTGGCAACCTGCTGGAAGCCACATTCGGCAAAGACCACGTCCAAAAGAAGGCGCGCATCCCCGGTGCGAGCGGCCACGCCATCGAGATCCCGTTTTTGCTGAATCTGGAAGAAGGCCGCCCGCTGCTGATGCAGTACGTCAGCCAGAAAATGGACGGATCGTTTGACTGGTCGACCATCTACGGCATGACGGGGCGCTGCGCCGATCTGCGTCTGGCCGGCTATGACGACGACCAGCGCTTGGTTGTCATCGAGGACATTGGCGCCAACGCCGACGTGCTCGGGCAAGCGACCACCGCGTTGGCCGAATCCGCGACGGTGCTTCGATTCAGCGCCAGCCCGCTATGGGGCGCAAACCTGACGGACCGGCGAGCCAGGCCGATGCACTGACCTGGCGCCCACCAACCCGCTTCGGCGGGCTTTTTCTTGCGCCGCACGGCGCATGCCCATCGCAAGAGGAGAGCGACATGACATAGGTTCAATCACAGGAGACCTGTTCATGGCTCGCACTTTTCGTCGCCGTCACTGCCAGCACGAATATCGCTGGGTGCTGAGGCGATACGTTCGCTTTCCCCTCGCCCTTGGCTGGGAGCTCATCGCCGCCCGCTCGCCGGAAGGCCAGAAGGCGCTGGCACGGTTCCACTCGGACGCCTGCTTCACCATGCAGAGCGGCGCGCCACGCTGGTATCGCAAGCGCTACAAGCGGATGCGCGACACCGCCGCCGACCGCCAGTTGCGGCGCTGGCTGCGCGACCCGGGCTACGACCCGGTGTTCCATCCTCGCCACCGTCACGATGCCAACTGGTCGTGGTGGTAAACAACAGCCCGCCGTCCGGCGGGTTTTTGTTGCCGGCTTGCCATGGTCCCATTTTGGGACTATGATCCCCCCATGCGCGTGATAGCCCTAAAAAACTTGCTGGCATTTGCCCAGCGCCACCCCTTAGCCGATCAGGCCCTGCGCGCCTGGTACGAAGAGGCCATCAAGTCCAGCTGGCAGACACCGCAAGACATCAAGGCACGGTATGCTTCGGCCAGTTTTGTCGGGCACAACCGGGTGGTGTTCAACATCAAGGGCAACGACTATCGCCTGATCGTGGCGGTCGCCTACCGCTTTGGCGCGGTGTACATCAAGTTCATCGGCACCCATGCCGAGTACGACAAGATCGATGCCGCCACCGTGGAAATGGAGTAACGACAATGGATATTCGCCCCCTGCACACCGAAGCCGACTACGCCGATGCGCTGAAAATCGTCTCGGCCTACGTCGACAACGAACCGGCCGCAGGCACGCCGGAGGCCGACCATTTCGAGGTGCTGCTGACCTTGGTCGAGGCGTACGAAGCCAGGCACTATGCGGTCGCCCTGCCTGATCCCATCGAGGCGATCAAATTCCGCATGGAGCAAGGCGGCCTGACCATCGCCGACATGAAGCCCTATCTGGGTAGCCCCAATCGCGTGTACGAGGTTCTCAACCGCAAACGAGGATTGAGCCTCAACATGATTCGCCGCCTGCACCAGGGCCTGCAGATTCCGGCCGAGGTGCTGATATTCGGTTAAGCCGCTTGTCGCGCAGCGAACTCTGCCTTGTCTAGCCCGCCGCCTCGACGGGCTTTTTGTTGCCCGCTCCGCCCTCTCTTACACCCTCACGTACCGCCAGGTCGTCAGTCCCAGGTGCTGGGCAGCGTGCTTGGCCGAAACCTTGCCGATCGTGTAGTGATGCCATATGACGGCAAGGACCGCTGACCAGCAGCCTTTTTGCCGCCTTGATTTAGTATCATTTTTTGGTATCATTTAATCATGAAAACCAAACACCGCCGCACCTTGCAGCTGATCTTCTCCCGCCCGACGCCGGGCGGGGTGAAGTGGCCCGACATCGAGGCCTTGTTTGTTGAGCTGGGGGCCGAGATCGGGGAGCGAGAAGGGTCCCGCGTGGCGGTGGTGCTGTTCGGCCAGGTGAAGGTGTTTCACCGCCCGCACCCCACCCCGGACACCGACAAGGGGGCTGTCGCTGCCATTCGCCAATGGCTCAGTGAGAATGGAGTAAAGCCATGAACAACGTGATGACGATTTCCGGCCATCAGGCCGTGATTGTGTACGACCCGGACATCGAGATGTTTCGCGGCGAGTTCGTCAACCTGAACGGTGGAGCCGACTTTTACGCCGCCGACATTGCGGGGCTCAAGCGCGAGGGCGAGCTGTCGCTGAAAGTGTTTCTGGACGAGTGCCAGGCACGGGGCATCGAGCCATTGCGACCGGTCAGCGGCAAGCTGGCCCTGCGCATGCCGCCCGAGCTGCATCGCCGCCTGATCCTGGAGGCGGCCCGGCTGGGGACGAGCCTGAACACGCTGATCACCCGGCAGCTGGAGCGCGACTTTAACGTCGCCGCCTGACCCATCGGGTCGCTCAAGGACGACCTGGCCGGGCACTACGCCGTCACAGTCAACGCCAACTGGCACATGACCTTCCGCTTCCTGCCCAATGGCGACGTCGAACTGGTCGATTGCCAGGACTATCACCAGGAGAACAGCATGAGCCGCATGCACAACCCGGCCCACCCCGGCGAAGTCCTGCAAGACTGGCTGGAAGGGGTCAGCGTGACCGAGGCAGCCCGCAAGCTGGGCGTCACCCGCACCGCGCTGTCGCGCATTCTTCATGGGCACGCCGGCATCAGCCCCGACATGGCGCTGCGACTGGCCGACGCATCGGGGACCAGCCCGGAAAGCTGGCTGCAAATGCAAATGAGCTACGACCTGTGGCAGGCCGAGCAGCGCCCCCGACCAGCCGTTGAGAAGCTGCACACGCACGCCTGACCGTCATTTGAGAAAACCCCGCCAAGAGGCGGGTTTTTTTGTGGCTGACGTTGGCCGAGCTAGCGCAGCCGATACAGATCGATCGCCTTACGCATGTCGAGCTGGAAGCGCGCGGGCAACGTCACGGTGTCGCCACACACGTCAATCCCGACCTCTCCGGCAAGCGCGGCCTTTTCAAAATTTGCCGGGGTGACACTAACAAAGTAGGTCGCTCGCTTATAGTCGCCGGACAGCTTGAAGACGGGCGGCAAGGGCTCATCCGTCGGCAGTTCCACCCCATCGGCCAACAGTCGACCGGCCGGGCACTGCCGCCACGGCCAACGCTCAGAAGGCCCTCCCAAAAACAATGACGAGCGCATCACAAGGAAAGTGACGGACTTTGGCTCCTCGCCCTTCCGAAACCTGGCCAAAGCGAAGGCATCGAATAGTTCGCCCTTCTGCTCCATGGACTCCGATTCGAATGTAATCTTTCGCTCCCCATCCTTGAGCTTTTCGAGCTTCACCTGCGAGAGGGCGGGCATCGCCGCCATGCACAAGGCCGACACGATCATTCCATAGCGCAGCACCCCCATCAGAACCGCTCCCACTGCAACCCGACCGGCTCGAACGTGAACTGCTGCCGCCCCGCGTCATACACATTCACCTCGACGATCATCCGCTTCGCCTTGCGCAACCCGGCCATGAATTTCTTGCGCCCGGCCGGCCCCGAGATGAACAGGGTATCGCTACCGCTGCTCGCCGGGCCGGCGGCACTAAAGCGCTGGATCGGCCCGTCGTCGAATTTCACGCTGAACGAGCAGCCATCGTAGCTGTAGCAAGGCAGTTGTCCCTTGCTCATCCACAGCATGATGTCCTTGCCGTGCTCGGGATCGTCGCGCAACACCAACTCCAAGTCAGTGCCGCCGTTGTACGGGAAGGCCAGCTGGATCATGTCCGACGAGGTCAGCGACGCGAAGTAGCGCGACTGGCCGCGCATCTTGTCCTCCTTACTGTCGTACGACCACTTCGACGGCGGCGCGGCGGGCTGGCTGGGTGCGGTGGACGACGGCGAGGAGCGCGCCGCCTCGATCTGCTTGCGCGTCTCCGCCAGGCGCGCGGCCTGCTCGCCGTTGCTATCGCCGCCGTACTGCACGGCGCTGCCGGCTGGTGCGGGCGAAGCGGCCGGCACGGCGGGCGTGGTTTCGGATGCCGGGCCGCAGCCGCTCAGCAGCGCGCCGGCCAGCGCGGCGATCAGTAGTTTTTTCATATCAAACCCTCCCTTTGCGATGACATTAGGATTCTACTTGTCCGCCCCGCGCCTGCCCATCCCGTGACCGCCCTCACCTCGGCCAACCCTTTGCCTTGGTTGCCGCCCGTCTGGCCGTTTTGCTGCCTTGTCATGACCCCAACAACTGCTCAATAAAAAATATCGGCTTTCCTATTGACCTAGATAATAGGATTTCCTATAGTCCATTCCATCAGCAGCGCACACCGCGCTGCACCGATCTCTACACAACCTACAAACCGCCCGGCTTACGGGGCGCGAGGACTGGAGGCAGAGCACCGCCTCCCACCAACTCGAAAACCTTGAGTACCCGTTGGACGGCAGAACATCGCCGGCTGGCGCCAATCCTTCTCGGCAACGGGCGGGACGCGTTGATTGCTGGCGGGTTAACACAGTAAGCGGAGCCGTGACGCAATCACGGAGGACAAACTTCATTAACGGCCCTCAGCATGTCATATTCATATGTAATGCACTGGTAACAGGAGAGCCGGGTATGACTTTGAGAGAAGAGCTGATCAAGGCGGGCATCATCAAGCCGGCAATCACCAAGGCTTCAGCGGAATCACCTTCGACCAAGAAGGTAAAGAAGCCGCGCGATGCCTTCGCGCGTGTATCGCTGGATGACTTGTTGACGCCAAAGAGAGGTTCAAAAGGGAACAAGGCGAAACCCAAGCAAGCAAAGACGGAGCCAATCGCACCGAATGCGCCGAAACGTGTATTCAAGCCGATCATCTGCCCTCTGTGTGGCAAGCGGATAGCTTCCGGAGCGTTGTTGCAACACAAGCACGACGCTCACGGAGAAAGCCTGTATGGCGAGCAAACACATAGGACGGCCCCTCTTTACGAAGAGCGAGCGACATTTGTGCGAGGAGGATCTCCTGGACTCAAGAAGTAGCTGGAGTCTCTCGCCAACGCTGCCCGCTCCGTGCGGGCTTTTTTGTTCCCTGACGCCATAGCCGATGGCGGGTAATCGGCAAGCAAGCGCACGACGCCGACCCTATGCGCGAACCCGGAGGCAGTGGCTAAACCGGGCCGATGGCTAGGGCCTTAAATCGCAGAGGATGGGGAGGAAAAGTGCGGAGCAAGCCCCTTGGCAACAGGGGGCGCACCCAAGCCGCGTGACAGGCGGTTTCGGTGTTCAACGATACCGAGGAGGCAACATGTACACCATCACTTATGTAGATCCGATGACCCGCCAAGTTGAAACGAGCAACTTTGCCAGCGCCGAGATTTTTATGGCGATGGGGCCGGTCACCATCAAGAGGTTTGAGAAGTTCGACAGCGAAGGACGTTGCGTGGCAGGGTCATCCGGCATGAACGCCGGGCCTGACTTTTTCGAGACGATGTGATGCGGTTGCTGGACGAAAGGCCGGTCATAGACGGCGGGCAAGTAAAGGTCGGCGATGTGCTGGCCCTGTGGGGAGGTGAAAATGGGAGGCCGCGTCTGGCAAGGGTGCTGCGCATCGACCCGCACCCTTATCCGCCGCAGGCTGACCCCGCCGCTCGCATCGCCCGTTGCGACATAACCGACATCACCCTCATCTCTTGGGAGCCGTTCGAGATCGTCGAATAAGTCGAAGGAGAGCCGCATGAACGGACAGGAGTTGCCCGCAAAGGGGGCGAACAAAATTGACGTGCACGAGCTACACAAGCTGGTGAGCAAGTGGGAGCACAACGCACGCCGCGCATTCGAGGACGCGAAATTTGAAAAAGACCCCATGGGCAAGAGGCTGATCGAGCATGGGGCCATGTGCTACTTCAACTGCTCGCAGGCGCTCAAGAGAGCCCTAGTCGATTTGCCGCCTCAGCCTTGAGCCACTCCTTGAGCACATCGAATGTGAACGAGCCGGCAGGGCGTAGCACTACATCCATGGCCTTTGACCAGATCGTTTCATCTGTCATTGAACCAAGGAAGTCATGCCCCTCCCATGTTAGGCGGTAGGCAAACACAGCGTATTCGCAACTGTGCAGTTGTTCGAATATTCCATTTATCAGCCCTGCTTCAATAAGAAGAACGACGTGTTCATCTACGTCGTTCTGATCGTAATCGCCGTCTAGCTTCACCTTCAATGGCAAGGAGCACGCCGGCTTTTTCTGAACCAACAGCAAAATTTTTCGTATCAACTCGAAATCGCGAACCATTTTCATCTTTCAGGATGATTGAGAGTGGCCTCGCAATCATATCCGGACGGCATGTAAGTTTGCAGCAAACAGGCGAGCGGCGGCCTGCACAGAACGGCTGATGAGGTAGTACAGCCCCTTGGCAACAGGGGGCGCACCCAAGCCGCGTGACAGGCGGTTTGGGTGTCAGAAGATGCGGGGGATTAAGCGGGGCGAGGCAGGTTGCCGGCAAAGAATGCGGCGGCCCTCTCAAGGAGACTAAAGCGCCATTGCTGATCGGTGACAGGCAGGCCCATTTGACGGGCGGCGGCCACCCAGGCCGGATTGGTAAGCGAGCCAGAAACCGACGAGTCATTGCCTTGCGCTTCAACCAGTGCGCGATCCAGCTCTTCGTCGGTCAGGTTCGCCAGCTTGCGGCGGATGCCCAGGTAGGTGCCGCGATGGATCTTAGCCTCCATCGATCTGGCTCCAAACTGGTAGACGACCTGAAAGATCGCCAGCAGGGACACAAAGCCGCCAGTCAGCCAGGTTGGCATTGCATCAAAAACGGTGGCGCAGCCAAGGAACAACTGGGCGGTGACGAAAAGCCGGTCAATCCGGCCCATGAGCGTCATCTGCATCTCTTCGAGCAGAATCGAGTAGTTCAGCTGAAATTCCAGGTCATGGCGCGCCATACGTTGTCCTTACTGTTTTGGGGGCGTAGTCGGCAACGGAGGTGGATTCCTCGGTACGTGCCCTTGGGTGCGATCCCTGCCCTGCCCCTGATCCACGCTATGCGCCTTCGCGGGCGGAGGTGGCGGAACATGGGATGGGGCTGGGCTACGCGGGACATGAAAGCCGGTACGCCCGGATTGATCATTCATTTTGTGCATGTTTTTTCCGTGATTGATGACGTTCGCAAATCGATTCTATCACGGCGTCCGCCCCACGATACGGGGCGCCCGATCACCAGGCGTGCGATGAACATCGGACGCCGTACACAGGCGAGCGGCGGCCTGACAGTAACGGCTGATTAGGTAGTACCCACACCCCGCCGACTACGACGCAACGAGGCTACGGCTTGCGAAACAGCGCCGAATCGGCGGCGGATGTGGAGATGGCCTTGGCGACAGGGTCGTCACCTGAGCGGCTTCGACGAGGCGGCTCAGGTGATCGAGGATGGGAATCAGGAATGGATGGGTTACCTCGTGGGGTCCGGCTATTGACCGAATTCCGACCAGTGGCGCAGGCCGCTACCACGAGAAAGCAAATCAGCTTCAGCACGGTCTTTATGTAGCTCCGCCTGCACCCAGGCAGCGAACTTCTCGCACTCATCAATCGAAGGGTGGATAAAAAGCGGGACGCCAGCCCCATGGCCGTCAGCTTGACGGTGCAGGCTGAAAACCTCGCGGTTGTCTCTCAGCATGCGGTCGACAGTTTCCACGTTCAGCGTCTGCTGCAGCGGCATCCAACTCACACACCACAATTCGGAGAAATTCGACATGATCGACGGCGCCTTTCTTTACGTGAATGACGACGACATTCTGCCAGACGACGGAAAGCCCGTCAGCGCTCGCCTCAAGCCGGAAGTGGCCCATGCCGCACTCTCTGCGCAGCTCGTCATCGTGACGCCGCGAGACGGCCAACCTTATGTGATCAAGGACCGCATCGGCGCTGTATCGGCCGCCGGATGCGCCCCGCTTTCCATCTGAACGGAATCCGGCTCGCCGCAAAGGAGCCGGCATCGCTGAACGCCTTCCCGCAGCATGGCCGATGACAAGGCGCGTCGGGATGTCACCCCGAATGACTGCGTGAGGCCGTTCAGCGATGTCGCTCTGCAACCGGCATGGGCGCCGGGCCCGTTTCAACGGGGACGCTTCGGGAGCCGCACTCGCTCCCCTTCGCCCAGGGAGTGCAACAGCAGCCGGCAGCGCGCGAGCGTAGCCTGATGTCGGCCCCAACCCATCGCCGATCTGCACGGCCAACGCCCGCAAGGGGATGGCAAATCCGCTGGCCCGGCGGTTGCAGATGGGTGCCAACACGCATGGCGACTCGCCCCGATCTGGGTTTATGCAAAAAGCCAGAGTCGCCAGCCGTGTTGGTCGCACAGCAGGAAAAGGACACGCCCGTGCGTGGCAGCCGGCAGCTCGGCGCCAAGTGTCTACGTCAAACGCACACGCGCACCAGCAGCGAGTCGAGCGCGCCAGGAGCAACTCGAACCCAACGTCAGGCGCATGACGAGGCCAGCCGAGAGAGTAGCGGCGTAACGCCGAGCCAATGGGTTGTTAGACCGCGACGGCTTTAAGAGAACTGCGGCGAGTGCCTACCCCCACTTTCACCAGGAAGGGGCAAGCCGGTGAAAGGCCGGCACGATTGCACCCGGCGGGCCGGTTTCCATGAACCTCGGTTCATTCGGATAAGACACCCGGCCCGCCACCCTTTCTCCTCTGTGCACCCTTAGCCCGCCTCGTGCGGGCTTCTTTTTTGGAGCTCGCCATGAGTGCCACCTACGACCGCAATACCAAGTACGTGACGATCACCGACCCCGCTCATGGCGACGTGCTCGTTCAGAAGTGCCACAGCATCGCCGAGGCCCGCAGAATCGCGCGCTAGTACGGCGTCACGCTTTAAGGAGCCCGCCATGACCGCTCACCGCAACGGAAACAAATCCATCTGCTACAGCCCGCAAGAGTGGCGGGGCGACTTCGACGCCATGGAGCGCCGCGCCGGCCGCCGTGCAGTAGCGGGCGTCGCCGTCCTGCTCGCCGCGCTTTGCTTGCTGCAGGGGGTGATCGCATGAACCGCGCCTTCCCCGCGCAACTGCGCAAGGCCATCGAGGCCGCCAACGCCTACGTCAAGGCCGGCATCCTGTTCGTGCCGATGCCGGTCGCCGACGAAACCGAACAACGCCAGCGGTTGGCCGAGGCCGACGCGCGCCTGGAAGAGATGGCCGTCGCCGCCGAGAAAGGCGGCGCCGCATGACCCGCCTGCTCATCACCCTCGCCATGATGCGCCGCCTCGGCTACGGCCCCGCCATCGCGTGGAAACGCTCGAAGGGGCCGGCATGCTGAAACGCTTCCTCTACCAAACAGCCCGCAGCGTCGCCGCCGGGCTGGTTCTCATTGCACTGTTCGGCTACGCCGGGAGGTTCGCATGATCGCTTCCATCCTTGGCCTCGACTGCGAGGTCGACCTCGACGGCGCGGTAATCGGCGCCTCGGCCAACGGCCACGAGCTCGATGTCGAGCTGTCGCCGGCCTGCTGGGAAATGCTGGCATCTGAACTGGAACGGGTTTTCGTCGCCGGCCAGCGCCACGATGCCGAGGAATACCGGAGGGCTGCATGATTGGACCCGACACCCGAGCGCGCGACCACGCCGGCGGCATCCGCCGTGCCCTCAACCACCGGCTCGCGCCACACCCTGACACCTCGGCCATGCCCGAGGCGCGCAAAGCTGTCGCTACCCGGCGCCGCATCGAAGAGATCGAAGAACAACGCCGCCTCGAGCGGCTTTTTTAACGCCTGCGTGCCCGGCGGAGTCTCGGGCCAGAAAGGAAACGCCATGTCTACCGCACTCGCCACCCTGACCTCGCAACTCGCCAGCCGTTTCAACCTGGGCGACGGCGCCGAGCTGATGGCCACCCTCAAACAAACTGCCTTCAAGGGTCAGGTCAGCGACGCCCAGATGACCGCACTGCTGATCGTCGCCAACCAGTACGGCCTCAACCCGTGGACCAAGGAAATCTACGCCTTCCCCGACAAAAACAACGGCATCGTGCCGGTCGTCGGGGTGGATGGTTGGAGCCGAATCATCAACGGCGACAAGCAATTCGACGGGATGGAATTCCAGCAGGACGAGGAAAGCTGCACCTGCATCATCTACCGCAAGGACCGCAACCGCCCGGTGTCGGTCACCGAGTACATGGAGGAGTGCAAGCGCGGTACTGGCCCGTGGCAGTCGCACCCGAAGCGGATGTTGCGCCACAAGGCGATGATCCAGTGCGCCCGCCTCGCCTTTGGCTTTGCCGGCATCTACGACCAGGACGAGGCAGAACGCATTGTGCAGGGCGAGCAATCCGCGCCGCGCACGGCTACCGGCTACGCAGAGGCGGCCCGCGCCGCCGGACAGGACTCGCCGGAGCGCCAAGCGTTGATCGCCAAGCTCGAGGCCGTGGCCCGTACCGGCGACATGCAGGCTCTGACGGAGGCTTTCGAGTCGATCGGCAAGCCCGGACGGCTGACGGTCGGCGGCGAAGAATGGGGCCGCATCAAAAAGCTGGCTGAGGACGCGAGCAATAACATCATCGACGGGGAGTTGGCCGAATGATCGAACAGCGCACCGATGCCTGGCGCGAGCAGCGCGCCGGCAAGATCACCGCCAGCCGCTTCGCCGACGCGATCGCGATGAACAGCCGTACCGGGAAACCGACCGAAGCGCGCAACACCTACATGCGCGAGATCGTCGCGGAGATCCTGTCCGGCCAAGCAAAACCGGAAATCTCTGCCCGCTCGCTCGAATGGGGCAAGGACGTCGAGCCCTTCGCCCGCGAAGCCTACGAGCTTGAGCGGGGCCTTGTCGTGGTCGAAAGCGAGTTCCTGCTGCATCCGGCGCACGACTTCATCGGCTGCAGCCCGGACGGGCTGATCGGCGACGATGGCGGCATCGAGATGAAGTGCCCGAAAGACCCGCAGGTGCACGTCAAGACGATGCTGGAATGCATGCCGAACGACCACATCGGCCAGGTGCAAGGCTGCATGCTGGTGACCGGTCGGGCGTGGTGGGATTTCGTCAGCTACGACCCGCGCGAGACCGAGCCCTACCGCCTCTACGTCGAGCGCATCCCGCGCGACGAGGCCTTCATCGCCGAGCTGGAAGCCGGACTGTTGCTGTTCTGGCAGGACGTGCAGGCGGCCATCCAGAAGATCGACCGGAACATGAGGATCGCAGCATGACCGACGAAGCCATCAACTGGAGCACGATGATTTTCACCATCAAGCGTCACCTGCAGGTGTCGTACCGCGTGATCGGCGAAAAGGTCGGTCTATCCGGCTCGGAAATCGCCAAGATCGCCCGCGGCGAAGCCGACTACGAGCCGCGCTATACGCCCGGCCGCAAGCTGATTGAGCTCGAGGAGAAGGCCAAGGCGATATGACCCGCCGTGCGCCCATCACCTCCCCTGCCCGCCGTCGCAACTGGACCCGGCAGGCCCGCAAGAAATGGAACCAGACCCCGCCACGCGCGGGGTCTGTCGCATCTGGGAAAAACAATGGAAAAGCACGAACTTGACCAGTGCTACCTCGGCGACTGCCGCGACACGATGCGCGACCTGATCGCCGCCGGCGTGCGCGTGCAGTGCGTCATCACGAGCCCACCCTATTGGGCGCTGCGCGACTACGGCGTCGACGGCCAGCTCGGCCTCGAGGCGGTCCACGACTGCGCCGGCTGGGCGACCGGTTCGCCGTGCGGCGAATGCCACATCTGCCACATGGTCGAGGTGTTCGACCTGGTCTACGAGCTGCTGGCCGACGACGGCACGCTGTGGCTGAACTACGGCGACTGCTACGCCAGCTCCGGCGGCCCAGTCACACCGCCGAACGGCAAACAATTCGCCGGACGGCGCCGCGGTGCTGAGGCCATCTGTCAAAGCCCACGCGGCGCAGGCCTGCGCGGCCTGAAACCGAAAGACCTTGCCGGCATGCCATGGCGTCTCGCGCTCGCGCTGCAGGCGGCCGGCTGGCATCTGCGCCAGGACATCATCTGGCACAAGCCGAGCCCGATGCCCGAAAGCGTGCGCGATCGCTGCACCAAGGCGCACGAATACCTGTTCCTGCTGAGCAAGTCCGGGCGCTACTACTACGACTTCGAGGCGATGAAAGAACCGGTGACCGGCGGCGCCCACGCGCGCGGCAACGGCGTAAACGCCAAGATCGCCGCACCGGCGGGATGGGATGGAGGTGAAGGCTCACACACAAAGCTGACCGGCCGCTATGTCGGCAACGGCGTCGGCTTCGGGCGCGGTACCGACGCGGTGCAGCGCCAGCGCGGTCGTGTCACGCAGAGCGCGGCAAAAGACGTCGGCCGCGACGAGCAGGATCTGAAAACCTCGGCCAAGTTCGGCCGCGAGCCCGGCTGGCGCACCAAGCAGAACGAGTCGTTCTCGGCGGCCGTCGCCGGACTCGTCGACACGCGCAACCGCCGCAGCGTCTGGACCATCCCGAGCGAGCCGTTCAGCGGCGCGCACTTCGCGACGTTCCCGCAAGCCCTCGTCGAGCCGTGCATTCTGGCCGGCTCGCGCCCCGGCGACGTGGTGTTCGACCCATTCCTCGGCTCGGGAACCGTCGCGCAGGTAGCGCAGCGGCTCGGCCGGCGCTGGCTCGGCTGCGAGCTCAATCCCGACTACCTGCCGCTGCAAGATGAGCGGACGCGGCAGCCCGGACTTGCCTTTACTGCATGAATACTTACGCCCCGCCCTATGCGGGGCTTTCTGTTTGGAGACGCCCATGTGGCCGAAAAGCCTCTCGTTCTACCGCATCGACCCGAGCACCATTCCCGACGACCTGGCCGAGCGCCTGGCGCGCCGGCCGTTCCACCCATGCGGCTCGCTCGACTGGGCGAGCGTCGGCTTCGCCGCGCCGGTCGACCATGACGCCGCTTTCGCCCACCCGGTCGGCGCCGACGGCCACGCCCTGCTGCTGTCGCTGCGGCGCGAGGAGAAGGTGCTGCCCGGCTCGGTGGTCCGCGACTTCGTCGACGCCAAGGTGGCCGAGATCGAGGACAAGGAGCCGCGCAAGGTCGGCCGCAAGGAGAGGCAGGCGCTCAAGGAGCAGGCAACCGACGACCTGCTGCCGCGTGCGTTCTCGCGGCGCGCCAAGACCGGCGCGTGGCTCGACCTGCTCGGCGGCTGGCTGATGGTCGACACCGGTACCGCGAGCCGCGCCGAGACGCTGATCTCGGAAATCCGCGAGGTCGTCGCCGGCTTCCCGGCCCGGCTGCCAAAGACCCAGAAGGTGCCGTCGACCGCGATGACCGCGTGGCTGGCCGACGGTGTGATCGGCAATGGCTTCAAGCTCGACAGCGAGTGCGAACTGAAGGCGCCGGGCGACAACGGCGCGGTGGTCAAGGTCTCGCGCATGGACCTGACCTGCGACGAGATCCGCCAGCACATCGAGAGCGGCAAGCAGGTGACGCGCCTGGGCCTGACCTGGAACGAGAAGATCAGCTTCGTGCTGACCGACACGCTGCAGCTCAAGCGCGTCCAGTTCCTCGACGTACTGCAGGAAGAGGCCAGCCAGGCTGACGACGACATGGCCAGCCTGGCCGACGCGACTGCGCTGCTGTTCACCAGCGAGCTGCGCGAGTTGGTCGACGCGCTGATCGAACAGCTCGGCGGGCTGGTCGACGACCCGCAGCACGAGGAAGCGGAAGCGCCGGCGATCCCCGCCTACTACGACCGCGCCGTGGCCGAGGTGCGCCGCACGCTGCGCGTGTCGCTGTCCGAGCTGCAGCGCGCGCTCAAGGTCGGTTACAACCACGCCGCGCGGCTGGTCGAGCAGATGGAAGCCGACGGCGTCGTGTCGCCGATGGGCGAGCGCGGCGCGCGGACGGTGATCACCGAGGAGGTGGCATGAGCCGCTACCGCCGCCGCGGCGCGCTGATCTTCTTCACCGCACTACTCGGCGGTGCGTTCGCCGTCCTGCTCGCCATGCACGTGGCGCGCACACTCTCGCTGTGAGGACACCATGAAAAAACACTGCAAGCGCCGCGTGCGATCCGTCATGAGCTACACCGACTTGCTCGGCACGATCTACCAGGCCGACCAGCGCGCCGCCGACCCGAGCGACAACGTGGCGGTGATGACCGGCTTTTACGCCGCGCTCGACCAGCTGCGCGCCGGCGAATGCCACCCTGACGGCCTGATGCGGCTGATGGAAATGAACGTGACCCTCGCCTATTCGGCCGACCTGATCGTGCAGCGCGGCACGCCGGAGACCAAGGCGCTCGGCCACCGGGTCGGCCAGGTCAGCATGAAGGCTGCGCCGGCGCTACAAGCGCTGTCCGAGCGCTTCGCCAACACGCGCCGCATCGTCGCCAGGGCCGAGGAGCTGCAGGCGCTGCGCGACGTCGCCAACACGCTCGACGCGGTGACGCAGGCGCTGACCCGTGGCGAGCTGCTGACCGTGATGCGCAAGGCCGCCGATGTGGTCGAGGAAGCCACCGCCGAACAACGCAGAAAGGAAGCGGCATGAACCCTGGAGACTCCGTCCGCATCACGGACCACCCGCACCGCACCGGTCAGTACGGCCGCGTCAGCGAACACCCCGCCCCGCGCGGGTTTTTTAACGTCCACATCCCGGCCGTGGCCCTGAGCCGCGACCGCGCCAAGGCGTTCGGCGAGATCAAGGCCGGCCGCTTCGTCGCGGTGAGCCTGATCGCGGCCAACCAGCTGGAGGCGGCATGACCCAGGCGCCCGAATACAGCCACTACGGTGAGGTCTACCAGGTGACGCCGCGCCCGCAGCCGGTCGGCGAGCATGAATCCTGCTATCCGGGCGATGGCGTTGAGAGTGATGGAGGCGAGGCATGACTGTGCAGTTCGATGACTGGTGGAAGGAGCATGGTCTAGCCTACGAGGCCGACGACACCGAGAGCGCCATTGCCGCCTATTCGTGGGCCAAACGAGCATGGCAAGCGGCCATCGCCTCCGTGCATGTCGACGCGCAAGGGTTGGCCGAGGCGGTGCGCAAGGTGCTGAGAATCGCCGCAATCAAGGAGATGAACCGGCCGACGAACCTGCTCGGAGAGATCAACAACGTCATCGTTGACGAGTACGGCAGCGACGACGGAGAGGGGGGCTTTGACGATTGGTGGACCGACTACCTGCCAAAGATCCAAGCCATTCTGGACGAGCCGGGGATCGGCGCGGCACTAAACGCCGTCGACCTCGCCCCGATCATCGCCGCCCACGTCGGCGCGCGGGAGGCGGAGCCGGTGGCGTGGATCAGGTTTTGCAGCGATGGCCGCTACGAAGGCCCGATCATGGACGCTGCAATGGAGGATGTACGCAAGCAGTCTGGCGCATGGACGCCGCTCTACACCGCCCCGCCCGCGCCGGTGGCCAGCGTGCCGGACGGGTGGCATGAACTGCTGAACGAAATCGCCCGTTATGCGCCGGAAGGTTTGTGCGCACCGACCGCGCTGCAAGGTTTCGCGATCAGAGCGTCGCAGTTACTCGCCAGTGCGCCTTCGCAGGAGGACGGGCGATGAGCGAGTACAAGCACAAGGAAGCCTTCGCCCTCATGCACTACGCCTGCCCATGCGGACACCGTGAAGTGATCTGGAACGAACGCGACGGCGTGACCCCGTTTACCGTCGGATGTCCATCTTGCGGCGACGGGGTGGGGCTCGCACACCACTCCCTCTGGCTGGATCGTTGCGTTCCCGACTACAAGCCGCACCCCGGGCAGCGCGTGTTCTGCGCCATGCCGGCCGCGCGCGCTGAATCGCTTGCTCGCAAAATTGCCGAGTCTAGGGTTAGGCCCGGCAAGGAGCGCGAGGATTTGATCGGCTACCTTACCGACGACATCTGGCGGAACGGCGAAGGGCCGGACATTCGAATTGAAGGATACGGAATGGCTGAAATATGAGCGAGATCAAGCGGTTCGACGTGTTACTCGAGGCCGGACAGGGCTACCGGGAAATCCACCCAGACGGCGCATACGTCACCTACGACGACCACCAGCGCGAACTCGCCGCCCTCGCCGACGAGCGCGACCGGGCGATGGCGCAGTTGGCCGAGGTGGAGGCACTGACGGATGAGCAAATCATGAAAATCTTCTACCCGATGGGCAGCGCAACCGACTCTCAGCGACACATAGCTCTCGCCATAGGCCGTGCCATCGAGCGATCTGCCATCGCCGCCCACGAACAAAACGCGAACGGGGAGGGATCATGACCATCACCAACGAGAAGTTGCAGGAGCTGCGCACTCTGGCTGAGGCGGCGACGCCGGGCCCGTGGAGCAGCGACAAAGCAATCCCCGCACGCGGCTTTTGCGCGCAAGTTTGGGACTTGCACGGCCGGGCACTTGTGACGCATGACTCCGTATCGGAGCGAGCAAGCGTGGATTGCGCTTACATCGCCGCCGCCAACCCCGCCACCATCCTCGCCCTGCTCGACGAACTCGCGCTCCGGGACGAGCGGATCGCGGAGCTGGAGCAAGACCGTGCGACGCTGGCGAACGCAATCCGGAACGCATCGGTGAAGATCGGAATTTGTCGCGAAGACGTCGCGCTCACCGGCCCGCATCTGCTGATGCTGACGGATGAAATCGTCAGAAATCTCGACGCCGCCCGCCTGCAGGGCTTCGAGGCGGCGCGGGAGATGGCGGCCAAGGCGCTGGAAACGCTGAACCGCAAATCGCACGCAGTGGACGGCGAGGCGTTCTACCTCGCACTCGGCCAGGGCGCCGCCGCCATCCGCGCCATACAGCCGCCGGCCGAGTGGGAGCTGTGCGGAGCTGCTCCGCACAATTCGGCCGCTATACCCGGAGCAGCTCCGGGCATAGCGGAAGTGATCGCTCGCGTTCAGTCCATCGTCGCCAGCGAGCCCGAGCTGACCGACGAGCCCTCGGCCGAACTTCTTGCCTTCCTGAAATCCGCGTGCGCCAGCCAGGACATCGACGCCCTGATGCATACGCTACGCATCACGGTTCGGGAGACGAAGGACTGCATCGCCGAGCGAATCGCCGCCGAGTGGGGCGACCCGCTCAAGGTTGAAAGCGCCGCGATGATTCCAGGCTGGCTTGCCGCCGAATCGCCCAAGCCGCTGATCCCGGCCGACCAGATCACCGAGCACGGCACCTACTGGTGCTACCGCAAGGGCGTCGCGCCGTTCCTGATGGACATCCGCCATCCCGGCGCCCTGCTCTACGGCCTGGCCGATTGCCACTTCGAAGGACCGCTTAGGCCGAGTTATCTCGCGCCGCCTTCGATTGCCGCAAAGATCTCCAGCCCGACCGAAGCCGACTGGCCAAACCCGGACGGCTTCCCTGCTACAGAGGTGATGCGATGACCTGCCCCTTCGACCTTTGGCCGGCGCCGCTTGAGGTGCGCACGCGGTATCACGTCACCGTTTCAGTCGACTACATACTGCACGCGTCAGATGACGAGCTGGAAGAAATGTTCATCGATGGCGACACGAAGCGCCCCCTTACGCCATCAGAAGTGCGCGCGCAGGCAGTGTGCGACAAGGCCGCTGGCCGCAGCCATCTACCTCCGTGCGATCACACCGAACCATCCGGACTATGTGCCGGACACCCAATCCACTCACCGCCCGCGCCGATACAGCCGGGCGGTTCTGTTTAGGAATCAGGGTTGAGCATCTGCGTGGAAACTTCCATCCCGCTTTTGGCAGCATGGGCCAGCCGTTCCAATTTCGTCGCAAACGCGCCCCAGTTCTGCTCTACCTGCATCCGACACTCAGCCGGATCCGCGCATTTGATGCCCAAGTGATCCTCAATGGCTTCGCGAGCAAGATGGAAGCTGAGGGAAACCCCGTCCAGATGCGCCTCGATCAGGATCCGACCATCGGGCTCAACCCTTGCAGCACTCAATTCAAGCATGATCGGCCCTCCAAAATTGGAGCGTAGTTCACGTACATAAGGCACACAACACACCGCCCATCGGGCGGCTTTTTATTGGGAGAGAGGAATGGTCGAACAGAATCTGCTGGAGCGACTGGAGAGCGTCGTGATCCGGCTGGAAACCAAGGGCGCCCCAGAAGTTTGGGGCGCTGAACACATCGCGGAATGGTTGAGCCTTTCCGAGTCGACGATTCGCAAGGCCGTAGTGGTTCGCCCTGGTTTTCCGAAACCGATCAGCGCGACCGGTGCCAAGGAGGGTCAGAAGCGCTGGTTTGCCGACGAGGTCATTGACTGGGCACGCAAGAACCGCGGCACCCTTCCCGTCAGCCGGAAACCTGGACGCCGCCGTGAAGCCGCTTAATCGAGCCTCGTCGCGATGTCCGAAGCGTGGGCGTTGTAGTACGTCATCAGGCTGCGGATGTCGCGGTGACCGATCATGCGAGCGAGGTCCAGCACATCAAGCTTGCCGGCCAGTCGCGACACCGCCTCGTGACGCGTATCGTGAAACCGCACGTTTTCCAGTGCCGGGCAGGCGGCCTTCGCCTTGTCACGATACTTGCGAAAAAGCGCGTCGAGACTGGCGGTGGACAACCCGAAAACCGGGCCATCGGTCGGCAGCAAAAGGCCAAGGATGGTCGCCGCATCCGACGACAGCGGCACGTTACGCGCGTCGCCATTCTTGGTCTTTCCCAGCCGCAGGTAACGCTTGTCGAGAAACACGCGATCGGACGTTAGCCCGACGATCTCCCCTGCCCGCATGCCGGTCTCGATGGCAAACAGTAGCGCCAGTGCGACGCGCTGAATCTTGTTTTCCGGCGGGCTCCACTTGGCGTAACTCATCACCTCCAGCAGGGTCGAAACCATCACCGCATCTATCCGCTGGTCGCGAGGGGCTGGCGTAGCTGGCCGCCGCACATCCCGCACCGGATTGGCTGAGCACCAGCGCCATTCACGGCGCGCGCGCTCGAATACGGCCGACAGTAGATTCATCTCGCGGTTGACTGTCCCGGCGGAGACTTCGGTCATGCGTGCATCGCGCCATTGAGCGACCTTCTCTGGCTGGATACGGTCGACCAGTATGCCGACGAAATCCAGCTCTTCAATGAACTTGTCCAGCCGGATGATTTCCCATCGCGCCCCACCTTTCCCGGGCGATACTTCGTCGCGATAGCGAGTCAGTGCATCGGCCAGCGTGCGTGACGTGTTGACGGCGAGAATCTTGCCGTCCAGTATCTCCGCTTCAACCTTCGTCGCCCATGCGACAGCCTCGGCCTTGGTGTCAAACGTACCTGAGCGCCGCACCCCGCGCTTGCTGACCTCCGCGCGCCATGCATCCCCTCTTTTTCTGAACGTCGCCATCTGGCGTAATCCTTGGCGTAATCGATGCGCCGAATTTACGCCAAAACTGCCAATTACGCCAAATTCACCGCGCGGATGGACGGGCTACAAAGCTTGGTAATCCTAGTTTCTCTTGGTTTTCTGCTGTTTTGCTCGCTACCAGCAGCTTTGGTTCGTGGCCTTTCGCCGGCACCAGATACGACGGGCCTTGCAGCGCTGCAAGGCCCGTTTTGCATTCCGGTCATTTGCACGCCATTTGCATGGCGCGTGTAAAAGAGTATCGATTTTCGTATAAGCCCTCCCCACCAGCTACCATACAGAAGCCATCTTCTGGAGGCCTTGCAATGTGCGGCCGCTTCGCGATCTACTCCCGCTTTACCAAACTCGGGTATCAGCTTGACCTCGACCTCGACTTGCCGCCGCGCTACAACGTCGCGCCGAGTCAGAGCATCCCGATCATCCGCTCGGCCGAGGCCGGCGGCTACGAGGTGGTCGACGCGCACTGGGGCCTGATCCCATTCTGGGCTAAGGACCGCAAGATCGGCTACAGCACTATCAACGCGCGCGCCGAGACGGTGGCCGAGAAGCCGGCGTTCCGCGCCGCGTTCAAGCAGCGGCGCTGCCTCATCCCGGCGTCCGGCCTGTACGAATGGCAGGACACCGGCGGCGCGCGCAAGCAGCCGTGGTTCATCACCGACGCCGCCGGCGACGGGCTGGCGTTCGCCGGGCTGTGGGAGCGCTGGACCGACCCCGCCACCGGTGAGTTGCTCGACAGCTGCAGCATCATCGTCGGGGCAGCCAATGACCTGGTGCGACCGATCCACGACCGGCTCGCCTGCATCCTGCCGCCCGAGCACTACCGCGACTGGCTGGCGCTGGACGCACCGCCACCGCTCCTGCATTCCCTGCTCGAACCCTGCCCATCCGAATGGCTGCGCGCCTGGCCGGTGTCGCCGGCGGTCGGTAACGTCCGCAACGCCGGTCCCGACCTGGTCGCGCCGCTGTCGGGCGCATAA